GCCCCTGGGTGGTTCACGTCATTGGATGGCATGGCCCCCCTGGCCACCGATGCCGCAGTGCAACATTTTTGGCTGGCTGGGCTGGGTCACTCACCAAAACCCACCCCAAAAGAGGATGGCAACCAGCGCGGCTTTGACGAGGAAGTCACCGACGCGAGAGCCGAGATAGGTTCGCCAATCCGTCTTCGGCGTGTAGTCATTGAGGATCAGGCCATAGCGGATGACCGGCGGGAGCACGACGCTGCCTAGGAGGAAGGTTGCCAGCACCCACTGGGCGCCCTGCCAGTCCGCCGTCATCGCCGGAGGTGCCGGGCTAGAGCGGCGCCGGTCTCGTCGCCCATGTCGTCACGGGGCGGAGAGATGCAGCCGAAGAGAAGGAGGAGAACGAACACGACGGCGAGCGTGAAGGCGATCTGCGCAATGCGTTCATCATTCATTGTCGGTCAATCCCATTTGCCGCGCGGGATGCCTTGCTCCTCGCGCTGGATCAGTCCGTCATGGACGGCCTTGGATACCGTCTCGATATTGTTGATATCCCAAAACAGCTTGGGGTCGCCGTGATGCGGTATCTTGTGGTTGGCCACCGGGCTATCCGGTGCCGGGCTCGTGCCGATGCAAAGCACACCGCTGCGTCGGCAGGTGTAGCCGTCACGAACGAAGGCGGCTTCCCTCAGCTTCTCCCATCGGGTCGAGTTATACCACTGACGCCATGGTTGATGGACCCGCCGTTGCCGGTCGCGCGCCTTCTCGTCGCCGGGAGGGAAGCCCAGGCGGGGCGCCAGGGCGGCAACGTTTGGTTTCAGCGTGCGTAGCTTAGGCATAGGGAGAAAGCCCGCCTGTGACCGCGTGTGGCAAGATGTAGTGGCAAATTGGGGAAGTAGTGAACTTATATGGTGTTCGGTCACACGCTGTCAATCGGCAAGCAAACTTGAGCTGATTGTCAAGACGATTTAAATTGGCGGGAATTTAAATCCAAAACGGCGAGGCCGGATCATGATCGACGTTATCGACCTGTGCAGGGAGCGGGTGCGACGGGAGGCGCCAGACGCGGAATTCGTCACGATCATCGATGGCGTTACGTGGTTCGCCTTTTCCGCCAGCTACCAGGACGGCGATCAGGAATTCTCGTTTCAGTTTTGGGCGCTGGATCAGGCGGATGCCGAGCGTCGGGTGGCGGTGATGCGCGGAAACCTGAAATGCGACGGGCAGTTATTCGCGGTGATCGAGGCTTAGTGGGCCCAGTCCTGTTTGTACTTGCCGCACTTGCACACCCAGCCATCGACCGTGGCGATTATCGTCAAGTCTGTTTGGTCGCGGCATTCTGGCCTGTCGCCGGGGCAGGTATAGGGATGGAAACGACCGTCTGCCTGATGGCGGTTCAGCTCGTCGACCTTCTCTTGAGACCACGGCGCCTTTACTATCGTCATTGCGCGTCCTCCTCAGTTTAGCGGTGGGATCAGGGCGACCGAGCGCGCCCAGCTGCCATCTGCTCTGCCACGTCGTCGATAGCTTGTTCTGCGACGAAGCCCTTAGCGTTCCTTTCGAATTCACAGATCGGGCAATATGGTTGCCCTTCGGCATTGGTGCCGAGCAGATAGAGGCCGCCGAATTTCAGGGCGTGATTCGTGAAATGCCAATGCATCGAAATCAGCGGGTCGAACGAGTCTGGGTTTTCCTCAATGTCGTTTTGCGTCAGCTTGGAAAGGGCGGCTTCCGGGTCGGCCGCGACGAGGCCGGACAATCCGCGCTCTTTCACGGTATCCCAGCATATTTGCCAATGCTTTTCGCAAATCCGCATAATCTAATCCCTCTTTGCATGCCGCCGGGTAGCAATGCCCCACATAGCGGCGAGGACGTCGAGGCAGGAGCGCAAACTGTCGGCGGCGGCTAACTTATCCCGCTTGCTGCCACCAGGGCGGACAACTTCCTGTAGCGCGAAGCCTTCGCCGCATATCCGGGACACGAGCCAATAGCCTTGGTTGCCCAGCGCACGGTGGGCGCGGCGCAGCTCGTCGGCTGCATTCATCTGCCGCTCTGAGATAGGATCGGAGCGTCTGCCGCCGTCCACATGATCACGGCCATAGTCAATGGCGGAGGCGCCCTTCCCTCCCATCGCTTCCCACAGGGCCCGGAATTTGTTGGCGGCGGCCACCTGCGCGGCGTCGATCTTATTGCGGGAGGCCAACATCGTTATCGCGCTTTCGCGGATGTTGACGACGGCACCGATGTATCGCGGATTGGAAGCCTCGCCGGAATGAGCGCGGCTATAAAACGGATTTTCGACAGTGACACCGCGCAAGGCGATGTGCTTGGGTGTGGAAGGCTTTTTCTTCCCCATGGGAGGCGGCTTTTCCTTGGGAGCGAATCGGCGTGCTTCCATTATACCAGACCGGGATTTTTGACTAATCGCCGTCCTTCGAGCTTCTCCCAATACCTGGTTGCTATGAGTTCGGCCATCATGGCGTCGTCTAATTGGGCGATCAGCAATTCGCGGGCATCGACGCCGAAGGCAGCCTCAATCCGTAGGGCCAAGCCTACCGAAAGCGCGCTTTTGCCATTGATGACGTGGGAGAAGTTGACCCGATTGATTTCGAGTATCCCGGCCATCTGTTTTACTGTCAGACGGTGCCTTGCTTGCAAGGCCCGTAGCTCCATAGGGACGAGTGCGAACGGCTCTTTCATTCAAAACCACTCCCCTCGACGGAAATAGGCATAGACCAGCAGGGCGGCCAGCACGAGGTTAATCACCCGCTGCCAGCGCACCCACCGCCGGAGGCGTTCCACTTCCGCCTCAAGGCCAACGCGGCCTATCAGCTTGTCGATCAGGTCCGGTTTGCCGTGGTGGTGATTATTCATTGGCGCCTTCCCTCAGCTCTTTTGGTTCTGCTAGGAATTCATCGGGCAGGATCACGTTTTCAGGGCAAGGAATGAACATCCAGGCGATTTGCTCCGGCTTGTAGCCTGCCAGGCCGCAGCCGATAGCCGTTACCCTGAACGTCATTTCGGGATGGTTGCGGGTAAACTTCAGAAACCTCACGACATAGGCTTCGATGAAATCCAGCGGCAGCGTGCGCAGGTTTTTGTCCTTTGTAGGGATGGCGTAGCTTTTGCCCTGGAGCCCGTGCCCGTTGCCATAGATTGCGCCATGACGCTGCCGGGCATAGAGCGCGGCACCTTTCCCGTGGCGCCCGGCAAGATTGCTGCCGAAAACGAAAATCTCGGTCATTGCTCCGCCTCCGACAGCCGCGTCAGCGCCTCCCAAAAGCAGGTATCACACAGCGCCTCTGTCTCGTCGGCTTTGTACGGTTTGCCGAATAATGCCTCGTATTCAGCCTTAGCCTCCTCGCCGGGCCAGATGGAGAGGAATTTCCCCTCGCACATGGCGCACGTGTAGAAATCGCTCATAGCCAGACCTCCACTATCACCGGATCATCGTTGTGGCTCCGACTGAGGCAAACCAAGTCCATGCTTCTGAGTTGGACCCGGATGGCGTGAAGGGTGTCGGCGCAAATCGTGTCGCCGGTTGCCGTCTCGCCAATCCACTTGCGGGCGATATAGCCGTCCGGCCAATCCTTCGGATGGTCGTAAACCGTCCAAATTTCCAACTGCGCGCTCATCGTCGGCTAATCCTTGTCATCTTTCCGCAGTTTTGGCATTTCGTCCGGGTCCGCTCGTTCAATCGGGCCATTTCGTCCTGATAGTGTTTGCGGGTTTCCTGCCAGTGGTTTTCCTCGATTGCGAGGATGCGCAAAACGAACATGGGGTCGATTCGCGCGTTGCACAGACTGCATTCGACTTCGGTATCGCCTTCGCGGATCAGGTATTGCGCGTTGACCTTGCGGCTTCGGCCAATTTCAGTGCGGAAGGACCAGCGATGATTGCAGCCGCCGGGATCGAACGAATGAACGACCTTGAGCATCGGCCCATCAGCCGAGGGCGGCTTCTTGAAACGAATAGGCAGCTTAGTGATTTTGTCGTCATCGTCGCTCATGTGCCTTGACCCTTTCCGGCGGGCCCGCTCGAAAGCGCTTGTTCATATCCACCCACGCCTTGCGCATCTTCCGCAAAAACGCCGTTTCGCCGATGGTCACATATTCCGCGTCGGTGGGCTTCCGCAGGCCGCCAATCACCTTGGAGTCGAAGAACGCCCATTCGCCGCAGACGATGCACAGCGTTAAATCGCCATCCGTGGGCGTGTGCTGGGTTTTACCTCTTTCCGCGACGCCGGAGGCCATATCGTGCTTTTCCCCGCAAAAGGGACATTGGTTCGGGAATTCATTGTCGACCACCGGCATCACGTCACCAGAAGGTTAAACATGCGGCCTTCCACCTTGTATTCCATCATGGTCTCATCATCGCGCGGGCCAAGATAACTCAGGCCATGTTTGCGGACGGTGACTAGGAAGCGAGTCCCGTCGAATTCGCCTTTCTGATCATAGGTGGAGATCAGCAGCACGTCGTCGCGCTTCTCTTTCTCGCTCGGCGGGACGGTGGTGTCGTCACCGTCAAAATAGCTGGCCATCCACGCCTCGGTGATGAACGAATAGGAGCGCGCGCCCATCGCCTTCATGGCTGCGCGAATGGCGGCGGTGGAGACGACTTTTTCGCGGTCGTCCTCCCACGGTGTTTCGATCCAGATTACATCGGGTCCGGTGCAGATGATCCACATACAAGGCGCCGCGCCCTTGCGCTCAAATTCGGCGACCGCGTAAGCGACCGCCATTTCGTGCAAGTCGTGGCGGGTGAGACCCGGCACAAAATCGGTTTTGTAGACTTTTGGGGCTGGCATGGGCGCACACTCATAGCCAGACAATATGTTCGAACAGGACGGCGGGCCCGGCGATCCACGGCAACTCTTCTGGATTGGTATAACCCTGGTTCAGCAGCGCGTTGCGGCGATAGATTTTCGTCGCCGCCTCATTGCGCTGCATTGGCGGGTTTTCCAGATGGCCGTTTTCGTTCACGAACATGTCGGCGCGTTTGAAGTCGAAGCCGCCGGAGAAGTCGGCGAGCACGGTGACGTGCTCCAGCGGACGGCCGATGATCGGTTCCACGATTTGCTTGAGCGCCTGATAGGTCTTTTCGCTCCAGCGGTCGCCGTCTCCCGGCAATTCCACATCCCGCGTTTCGTGCGGTTGATCCGGGCGCATGATCAATATCCGTGTTTTCATGGCTTCCTCCCTTAACCGGCTCTGAGAACCGCCGCGATCTCGGCGGCGGTGTGTTGCTTCTCTTCGACGCCCGAGCCCTCCTCGTGCCATATCCCCTCGTCGGTGAGAGACGGCGGAAACAGCACGGTAGCCGTTGCGTTGTCATACCGGACAAGCGCGGCCATGCCACCGGAGCTTAGTGACTTTCGCTCGATGTAATCACGCAAGGCCGGATCGCGGTGCGCGTCCGGGTATTTCGGATCGATCCAGATTTGCAGGACAGGCACCTGGCGCGGTGGCTTCCCATCGTGCTCGTCGATTTTGATAAAGTCCGGCATACAGTCGATCACATAGTGCGCCCGATCCGGGCGGCTGAGATCGGCGGTATCGTCACCATTCAGCCAACGGCACGACCAAGCCTTGCAACTGAGCGGATGATGGCCATAGATGGCGCATCCCTTATGCGAGCGCTGGTGGGCGCAACGCGCGCCCGCCAACTTGTCGAACTCCGGCACCGGCAGCAACTTGCAACAGAGCGTGCATTCGCCGCAACGCCGAGACATCAGACTGCCGCCGCCAATTGCGGTTGCTGTTGATGGGCGAGACTGAAAAAGCGCTCTGTTCCGCGCTTCTCGCGGGTGATGAGCCCCGCCTGATGTAGCTCATACATCAGAGCATAGATCACTTGCTTGTCGGCCTGATCGGGGTTTTTCGGCCCAAACTGAGCGATCAGCTCTTTGGTCGACATTGCGTCACGCTGCCCAAGCAATTCAAGGACGCCCTCGCGCAGGCGCTTTTTTGCCTCGATATCGCGCAGGCGAGCCGTCCCGGTTTTTCGGTTGGCAGGAGTTTTCTTTGGCTGCTCGATCTGATGATGTTGCGGCTCTGCCACCTTGCGGATGGTGATCATGGGCGACGGTTTGGCGGCTTTGGCGGCTTTGCCGCCTCCGCCCATTTCCACGAACACCTGCAACGCCGATTCGAGCCGGAGGATTTCGGCGCGATGGTGGGCGATCTGATCTAGGATTTTCTCGGCGATATCCATGTCAGCCTCGGACGAAGACTTCGTAGCCGAGGGCTTTGAGAATGGACAGGACGGTTTGCGCGCGCGGCGATTTTGTCGTGCCGCTGGCTATATTCGAGACCGTCGCGGCGCAGACGCCGCTTTTATCGGCCAGCTTGGTATATTTCGTTTTCGAGGCGCGAATCTCTTTCGCCACGAATTCGCAAAGCTCATAGGCGTCGCGAAAACTGTACTCCTGGATTCCGATTTTCTCGCGTGCTGCCTTAAACCGCCGTGCTGATTCGAATTCAACGACCTGCATCTGCTTTTCCTCGCCTTAGTTGGGGGTTAACGCGGCTCGGAGCCCCGCTGTAGTTTCCTTTCATGACGCCACATTGGCGCGTCCCAAAGTTGCAGCCATATATCCGCCTGTCAATATTGAATTGCGCCAATTTGGCATTTACTATGCGTTGCATGATGACAGTCAGCGAATACAAAGCGGCGCTCGCCGCCCTCGATTGGGATCACCGTAAAGCCGCCAAAGCGTTGGGGATCGGGCAAACTACGTCACGGCGCTACGCCGCCAAGGGCGCACCCAGGCATATCGCCCTGGCGCTGGAAGCGCTGATGAATCAAAAGCGCAAGAGGGAGAGAGCGGCATGAAAAGCCCACAAATCAACATACTGCCGAGGATCAACCAGGTCTGGATGGCCGTTTCCGTCGACGATGACGGCAGTGAAGGGGTTTGCGCGATTCGGACAGACAACGGTTGGCTGCCTTTGGTGGCGGCCGATGAAAAACGCTTGGAATTCATCATTGAACAGGCCCGGTTTCTCGCTGAGGCCCAGCGCCGGATTATCCGCGTTGTGAAGATGTGCAGCCGCGAGGAGGTGGCCGTCATCGATGGCCGCAACTGAAGTATATTTCAGTATATCCTCCTAAACTAATGGAGACAGAGATGCTTACTCCTGGCGCCGGAATGAGCTATGTGATTAAGAAGTTACCGGGCGGCGGATCGCAGCCGAGCGTGGTGAAAACCTGCGAAGGAATGTCACGTGAGTTGGTTAAACGGCAGGGGAAATCCCACGTAGCCTGCCATCCCCGAAGGCGCGTTAGGGGACCAACTATGGTGCGCCCGGTAGCCACCTCATGAGCAGTCTTGCTGTGAGTATTGAGAAAGCCGCCGAGCTTTCCGGCATCGGCCGGACCCGCCTTTATGACGCGATCAAGCGCGGCTCCCTTCGCGCCCGGAAAGATGGCCGCCGGACAATCATTCTGCTCGACGACCTGAACCTCTTTTTGGCGGCGTTGCCGGATGCCGGGGATAGTCCGTCAAGTGCGCCGGAGGATCAGCGAATCAAGTCACTGGAAAGCCAACTGGCGTTTCTGGCCGGTGCCGCGATGGCGGTTGTCCATGACAGCTACCGCATCCACGACACCGAGCCGTGGCCGCTGAAATACCGGGCCCCGTTCGGACCGATTGCCAATCTCGCGCAAATCCTCGAATCACTGCCGTTTGTCAGGCAGCTCCCCACGGCCCGTCTATTCCTCGACGAATACGCCAAGGCCCGCCAGGAGGTGGACGACGAGAACGATGAGTTTCGGCGACGGCTGGGGCTGGAACCATGAGCGCCATGAAAGATCGTGTCGATCTAAGTGATGCAGACTTCCTGCGCGCACTCGCCCATCAGCTTGAGGTTCATCGCCGCTGCTCACCCTTCCCGCTCTGGACCTCCGACACCGAGCGTCTTGAGCGGATTGCTGAGGCTATCAACGCGAAGGAAGTGACATGAGCCTCCGCAATTTCCATTACATCCTCCTGCCAAATCACCAGATTGCCGAGGCTGATCTGATGACGTGGGCGGAATGGTTTGAGACCGCCGACCGGCACGTCTCCGAGACCTTTACCCAGCTTTACTGGATCAGCACGGTTTTTCTCGGCATTAATCACCGCTTTGGAAGCGGCCCGCCGGTGCTGTTCGAAACGATGGTGTTTGAACGGGAAGGCTACGAGTCGTCGCTGATCAAAAGTTTCATCGTGCATGAGGACTTAGAATGTCACCGCTATTCGTCATGGGATGATGCCGAGGCCGGGCATGAGGCGACGGTGCGGCGCTACCTGAAAATGGAGGCTGACGCCACCGCTAGGATGATTGAGCGGGAGAAGGAAAAACATCGATGACGCACCCGGTCTATCGCTGCGCTAAGTGCGGCGAGGAATTCGAATCCGAATGGACACTTGAAGAAGCGTGCGCCGAATATGAGGCGATCTTCAACAGACCGTTCAACGCCGCCGAGGTCTCGGCGCTGTGCGACGATTGCTATGAGGAGGAGCTGGCGGCGATGGCAAAACCCGAAGGGGAACCCTTGCAATGAACGCACCATTCCGCCCGCCAGGGCCGGGCCGTGACCCGCGCCAGAGCCTTGAAATGCTGATCGCCTATCAGGAGCAGCTCGCCTTGCGGATTAAGCGGGGCATCCGCACCATGCAATTGTGCATTGCCTTCAATCTGGTGCTGCTATCGATCATCATCTTTTTGCAGATCGGGATGATCATTCGCGTCTGGAGCCTTTTTTTCCGATAAGTGGCGGATTTCTCCCGGTTTTCCGGGGTTTGCGGGTTGCTTCTCAACCCATTATGACCTATATTTAGGACATAGACGGAAGGGCATAGGGCCCGCCGCGAACCGGGAGAGACCCGATGTTTAAACTCCAAGCTACTCTTTCAGACGGCTACACTGTTACGCTGGACGGGGAATTCCCGTCAGAAGCGGCGGCCAGCAGAGAGGCGGATAACTACATCCGCCACTATTCCGACCCATGCGGCCTGGGCGTTCACGTCTCTTACGTCTCCATCGTCGATATGCAGCTTGCGGAGGAGCAACGCCGCAAGGCGGAGGCCGACCAGCGCCGCGAGGTCGCCGCTATGCGGCGCCAGAAGTGAGGGCCGCCACGATGACCAAGAAAACCCCTCACTCCGACGAACGCCACCTTGAAGCCCGCATGAACCGCCGCCTCGCCGCCGAAGACCGCGCCCTGGCCCGGATCGAAAAACGGGAGGCCGCCGCAGAAGTCCAGATCGGCGAGCTGTGCCGCCAGGGCAAGCCGGTGTTCTACATCTGGCCGGTCGGCGGGAAGTACCGGGAGGGCACCCGCGCCGAGCTGATCGCCTTCCTGATCCGCAATAACTACGCCTGACCCACCGGCTGGGGATGAGCCCCGCCGCCAACAAGGAGAAACGACATGGAATATCACTACATCGCTTTCGCCACGTATATCGTCCCGGCCGCGCGCCAGGATGCCAAGGAAGTGCTCAGGCAGATGCTTGTTTCCACCGGCGAGACAGAGGCGGAGGCGCGCGAATGCATCGTCGACCAGATAGAGACCCTGGCCCGGCCGGACCTGCCGGACGAGGACTATGACCCGGAAAACTTCTACATCGTGATCCGCCGGTTGCACCTGCCTACGGGGCAAGCCGCCGACGTCGTTGCTGAGGGCGAGCGCGGCTGGTCTGATTGATTTCCGCATCCGCCCTCCGGGGCGGATTTGGAAAGTAATCACCGGCAGGGGATTGGCCCCGCCGGTCAACCGGGAAGGACCCGAACATGAACACCGACACACTCAAAATTCAGAACGGCATCGGCGACCTCTATGAGCGCGCACCAACCGGCGGCTGGTGTGATCACCGCCAGGCGGTCAAGCTGATCGACCATGAGCGCCTTGTGCTCCCGGTGCAGTCCCGCTTCGGCCACGGTCTGATTTACAACACGTACACAATCGGTTCCGTAGTCTCCGGCGCCCTGCGCGACGGCGATGATCCGGTGAAGGCGCTTGACCGGGCCCGGTCCTTCGGCCACGAATTGGTATTCATCTTCGCCAACGGCTCTTGCATCCACAACGGGCCGCGTTCGACCACGAAGCACGTGCTCATCGAGATCGGGATGACGGTACGGTTTGAGGGCAATCTTTACACAATCGAAACGGCGCCGAATGACAATATCTGGCTCAAGCCCATTGTCGACGAAAGCGGAGCAACCGAATGACACCGAAACTGTTTCACGACGCCGGTGAGGCCCTTTATGGGCCTCGTTGGCAATCCGACATCGCCCGCGATCTCAACATGTCCGACCGGCACGTTCGCCGGTTGGCCTCCGGCGCCGCCGAGCTGTCACCGGGGATGGCGGCGGATTTGCAGCGCATCTGCGAGGAGCGCATGGCCTTGCTTGCCGACGTGATCCGGCGGCTGAGCGCGGCGGCGGAATAGCCGCCATGCCGACGCCCAAAAAGACGCTGGCCGAAAGAATCGCCGAAGCGGACATGCGCGGCTCACACTGGCTTGCGGAAGCAAATGAGGCGGCTGAGCGCGGCGACCGTGAGCAGGCAGAAGTGCTTTACACCAAGAGCCAATTCTGGCTCGACCGTTCCAATAAGCTGAGAGGTGAAACATGAACGCCAATCACCGCAAGGACGCTGAGGTCCGAAACGATAGGTGCTTGATCGGGCGCGAAGCCTATGAGGCTTCCGTGGCCGCCGTGCCGCTCTATGACGATGGCACAAGACGCAAGCAATGGGCTGAGCTTGACGTATTCACTCAATGGACATGGACCCGGTTTTTCGATTATCGTCCAGAGGTGCGCTAGGATTCTGCGGGCCTTCGGGTCGTCGGCTCAGCCAACAGTCCGTGTAAGTCGGACCGCACACGAAAAGCCCGCGCGGACCGGCTCCGTCAAGCGGGCTTTTCACACTCCCCAAAACCCACTCGTAACGAGCGGATAAGCATCGGGGAAAAGCCCGTTGTCCCACAGCGACCGGAAGTCTGTGTCTGGGTTGATCTCACGCGCCACTATCCCGTCGACGACCGCCTGTAGCCGCTCCTCGGCGGCGGCATTGCTGGCCGCCTTGAACTGGTAGGCGTAATTTGGCGGGGACAGGCGGTGAAGGGACTCCGTCGTCGGCACACTGCCCTTGGCAATCGGGTGCTCGGGATCGAGGGCATAGAGCATCATTTCATGGGTGGCGTCCTTCAAGTGCAGCTTCGGCGCCTCAACCGTCGGCGTGACAAGGTCGTAAAGGACCAGCACATATTGGTGCCAGAGCGGATGCGCCCACGGCGCGTTGATGAACCAGGTTAACGAGAATATCGGATGTGTCGGGTGCTCGACCTTCCAGGCATAGGTGGCCAGCGACGTTTTAGGTGTGGCGGCGGTGCTGTTGATTTTACGGGTCATGGTCATTCCCTCTCGTCTTGCGGAATCCCGCTCCCTTGATCTTAGCTTTTGACTTCGGCCATATGCCGAGGTGCTTCTTTCGGACCCTGTCAGCTTTGCCTTGCTCCGTCCGCTCAGCGGCCGACTTGTCTTTGTGAGGTTGGACCAGGACGGGCTGGAGGTTTGATTCGCGGTGCTCACCGCCCTTCCAGATAGCCTTGATATGGTCGAGCTGCCACGCCTCGCCGGGTCTGATCTTCCGTTTGGATAGTTGGCACGTTTCGTCAAACCGGGCGAACACGCGCAGCCTCACCCGGTCCGGGATGGCTTGATCGTCGTGCGTCGCTATCCACTCGTCGACCTTCCTCATCGCTGTTGCTACCTTCCCGAGATCAGCCGTTTGTAGGCTTCCTGCCCATCAGGGCTGGCGGCCCATTCCTCGCTCTCCTCCATCGAGGCATCGAAATCACCGTTGTGGTGGCGGCTCCGCAAAACCGACGCCGCTTGGTTCCCCCTCGCCGCTGCCTTCTGCAGATCGGCGTCGAGCTGCAATTCGGGGAAGTCCAGGGGTGATAGAAAATCGTGATAGAACCCATCCCGCGCCTTGGCCGCCATTTCCGGCAGCCCGGCCCGTTCCAGTTCTTCGGCGAGTTTGTCTTTGGTGTGCATCGGCTCAGTCCTCCATTGCAGCCTTTTCGGCGAGTGCTATGCACTCCCGGACTCCAGCAAGATATGCGGCGGCCTCTGATTCGGCTTTCCGCAATCCATCCAAAAACCTCTTATGGGCCGCCCGCGTCGAAAGCGGTGGGTCGTTGTTGATGATCGCTTGTTTCACGAATTCAATTGTTTCGGCGAGTTCGAGGCGCGTCGTTGTCATTTGGTTGGCCTTTCGGTTTTGTCGATAAAACAAAAATCCCACTCGTCGCATAGGTACTGCACCGCCGCCCGGCATCGTGCGTCCAGGGCAGACCAATCGCCACGAATCACGCCGTTCTGAAACTCGCCGATCCCATAGGCCCACAACAGGTCGGTTGCGTCACGGTCATCCTCGAAAGACTGCGGCGGCCTTTCGAGATCGACTATCGTGTCGAAGATGCAGCTCAGGTCGGACAGCTTGATCTTGACGTCGCTTCCTCCGATTTGCTTAACGGTGACAAATTCCGCACCCAGCGGCGCCTCCGCCAGGATGATGACGGCGAACGCGGCCATGGGCCGCAATGCGATGAGCGCCCGCTCATGTTGGGTCCGCAAAGATTCCATGGCCGCACCCATCCTCAAGCCTCCCTTCGATCAGAACGCAGGCGGCGCTTTAGTTCACCGCAAATGGCGATGATATCGAGCGCCAGGTTCTCCATGATGTTGACCCTGCGTAGATAGGTTTCCCGGACCTCCGCCGAGATCGGTGGCTTTCCGGGCGGCGGGTCTTCAACCGAAGCGAGGATGGCCAGGAGCGCATTAGGTATATTTTGCGGGTCCATGGCGGCCCCGCCTTTCTCGCGGCGGCTGACGATCTGGCGGAGAAGGTCCACCTCGCTCTTGCGCATGTTGGGCGTCTTCATCAGATCAGCCGCCGGATGTGGTCGATGAGCTGGCGCATGTTCGCGATTTCCGTCTCGATGTCGCGGGCCGTGGCATCGATCTGCGGAATCAAACCGTCCGGGCCCCTGACCGCCCTTTGTGTAGGCGCCTCCTGGTACTTATCGCCGGTCAGCGCGAGGGATAGCTCGCCGAGTGCCTTACTGAGCGACTGCGCCTCTCTCAGAGTTCGTTCCAACCGCGTCCGGGCCGGGCCTTGTTCCGTGATCAGCTTGAGGTGATGGCCGCTGTGTTGTCCTTCGATTGCCATGATGGTTTCTCCTGTTTCGGTTAGCGTTTTGGTGGGGCACGGTCGAAGCCCGCCATAGGGCTCGCGGCAGTGCCGTTGATGATCTCGACGAATGGCAACGTGTGATCAACCACAAGCCGCTGCTCGTCGATCCACTGGGAATCCTTCATGGCCCCGTCCGCTCCCACCTTCGGAGCCACAAGCACCTGATTGCACCCAGTGATGTATTGGACAAAGCCAATCGCCACTCCTTGAAACCCGGTGATCCTGTCGGTGTAGGTTGCGCCGAGGACCGGCGGTGGATTGGTGCTCATGGTCTCCTTCTCCTGTTTCGGTTCAATGCGTGTATTTCCTGACGAGGGCTGAATTCACTAGCGCCTCGGACGGCTCGACAGGATCATGGCTGTAATCAGGTGGATCATGGGTGGACGGCAGCGGCGTTGGCGCGCGCCTTCCAAGGGCGAGCGCGCCGATAGCCGCTAGGGCACTGCCGTTAAAAAATTGTTCTCCTATCCGCTGGGCTGATTGCCGTTCCTTTTCTTTTTCTTTTTCTTTTATTGGAGAAGGAGAAGGCGCGCGCGCGCGCGAGGATGTACCGGCCTTTGTTGATTTTGTTGCGTTTTTCGCTGCGTTTGGCTTCAACTTAGCGCCAACTTGAGCGCAACTTGAGCCCAACTTAGCGCCAACTTGAGCGCAAACAGGCGAAATTTCCATTTGTTTATCGACGCGCGGGTTATGAAGGAATCCGTCAGTGTCGATATAAATTTTCTCCCGATCTATAAGTTTCTGGATTCGTTTTGCTACGTCCACTTTCCGGCATTCGAGCAGATGACGCAGCTTATCCGGGTTGAATTCGACGGTCCCGCCATTGTCGTACATGTGCGCCAGCAGCCGGATATAGTCGCCGACTTCGGCGGCTGGCATGCCGCGCACACCGTCCAGAAAGTTGGTCGAATAGAAATCGAAGCGAGGATATTTCTTGCGCGGCATCAGTCGCCCTCCTCGTCGGTTGGCGGTTGCGCTGCTCTAATTCTGAGTTTCTTTCGGTTGGTCATACGCCGCACATCCCCTCACACTCATTGATGAAGAGGTTCAGTTGGCCGCGCTCCTCGGCAGTCGATAAATCAACCTCGTCAAGCGGCTTGAGCGATCTATGGATAAACACCTGGGAGCGTTTCACGCCGGGCATGTTGTCCCGAATAGCGTGGTCGACCGCGACGGCATCGGCGAACGAGGCGGCGTCATTGTCGCGAAGGTCGCGCCAACCGGCGTCGTTGCGATACGGGCAGAACGTACAGGCGGATTTTGCTGGCAGCGGGTAGTCGTGGGTTTCAAGCCACTTGAGGCAGTCCCGGCGCGTCATGCGCTTTTCGATCAGCGGCCAACGGTTCTCTATGTAGCGGTCGCGGGAGGGTTTCATGCGGGCGGCCTCGTCAAGGCTGATGCCTATCCACTGCTCAGCCGCGACCGTCTTTGGGCCGCGCTGGCCGGGCTCCAGGCCCAGCAACTCACGCATCTTCCTGCGGATTGGAGCGATCTTGAAATGCCGCGTGCATTGCCGATTGAGTGAACCAGGGGCGCCGTCATCGTTAACCGCGAAGAACGGCGGCCGACCATCGTTTCCGCTGACCCAGGCCGCGCGCCCCATAAGGACGTCGCGCAGGTTCCCGGCGGTGACAACATGCACCGGGAACGGCAGCACGTTTAAAGACATCATCCAAGCAAGGTGATCATAGACCGGCTGTGGCTCGGCGCCGGTGTCCGCGAAGATGGCGCAATCCGGCATGGGTCCGATTTCACCATGCGCGGCCATGAGCGCCATTGTCGTCGACTGGACGCCAGCCCCCAAGGATATCACGCGCAGCTTGACGGTCATCTCAATACCCCTTCGGAGGAGCAAAGAGGCAGAGCACGCGGCCACCGTCTTCACCTGCAACAGTGCAGAGATGAAACTTGCCGTCAGGGCTGTTTTTGACGCGCTTGTCCGTGAACGGAATCGTCTCGCTTTTGGTGACGTACCCGGCCGCCGTTTCCTTGAGGTCAGGCACCTCCCGGCAGTCCTGATCACTGCAACAGTTGAACGGATACGACCACCCGCTCGGGGCGTCATGCGCCATGGCGCCGGGGCTGAGAAGATGAAACGCGACTGCCGTGGCGACGAGCTTGATCATTATGCCGCTCCCGCTAACCGAAGCCGGAATTGCTGCGAGCATGTCGCCGCCCACCGGGCGATACAGGCGGCCTCGGCTTCGTTCTCATTGTCGAAGCGAATGCCCAGCGTGTGGCAATATTCCTTCGCCCTGGCCTTCGCATCGAGGCGCGCTAGCTTGCCGCCACCACGGCCATAAAGCGCCGCCCGCCATGTGGCCGGTGACACCGATTCGAAGGGGATGCGATAGAGGATTGCCGACGCCCGGATCATGCCTTGTATCTCAGGGAGCAAGAGCTGGTCGGCGTTGACGGTCATGATAGCATCGCCGCTGAGCCCGAGCAGATCGGCGTTTGGTTTCTTTGGATAGGCAGAGATTTGGCGCTTGGCCTTTTCCCAGCAAATAAAATCCGGGCGGCTATCCTTCGGCCCGATCACCCGCTTGAGGTGGTAGCCGAAGAGATCGCATTTTGCCTCGGCGCCGTCGCCATCCGCGCAGGAGAACGAGCCGCATTTCATATGCCGCTCGTCACCAGGGTAGCAATAAAGCGCCCACCCGGTTTGCGTGATGGACTGATCGAGGCCGAGGATAAGCATCGTCATTTCCTCCGCCTACATCAACCTTGGCCGGTCGTCGGGTCGATCATCGCCGTCGCCTTCCGGGCGCGGGAGACGTTTCTTGTCCGACGCCACGAATTTTGCGACCTCACGCTGGATCGTGAGCAGGTCGGCATTGATCCGGTCAACGTGAAACTGGACCGTCGCCGAAAGGTCGTCGATGCTCCTGTCTAACAGGCTAATGCCCAGTTGCAGGCTCGGCGGGAGCGTCGTCGCGTCCGTCGACTTGCGCAGGTTTTTCAGGTTTTTCCGCTTGGTGTTGAGGAAGGAACCAACTTGGCTGGGCAGGATGGTTGCGTCATGTTCAAACGCCTCTCCGGTCGCCCGGACCAAATAATCTCGCCCTCTATTCCGCACCGCTATCTGAAACGCTGGCTTGTCCGACAAGGTCAGCCAGAGCGACCCGCGCGCAACTCGATTGATCTTCTGGCGCATCCCATAGCGCCGCGCGACGATAAGCGCCTGCTCACCCGCAAGGCTATATTCGTCATGATCTTCGGCAAATTTGTCGAGCGCGTGAACAGTGACCAACGTTGGGTTTTCTGGATCACTGATCGGGAAGGCATCCGCAAAGGCTAGAGCCAGCTCGACCGCTTGCGTGGTTGATGAGAACATTGACATCGGTTCATCCTCCTTTTCAAAGCCTGATTTTTTCCTTGAGTTTGCCAATCAGTTTTGCGGCGAGCGCCATGCGCTCGATTGCCGCCACATTCATCGGGAAGGGCTGGTCGTATTCCCACTTCGCCTCTTCTTCGGCGATCTGGCTGAGAAAGGTTTCGACCCGCGCAACAGTGGCGGCCAATTGCTTCCACTTGCCATTGACGCGCTCGACGGCGCTCAGCGAGAGAAGGCGTTGTTTCTCCGCCGCATCGATTTCCTGTTGGGCGGTGATCGCCTGAGTTATGTGGTCGCCGACCATTTGCTTAATGGAGACGGAACCAAGATCGCGCCGCGTGCCGTGCTCGATTGCATCGATCTGCGCGCGGACATGCTGGGCGAGCGCCAAATGCTGTTCGAGGGCAATGAACCGGCGACCGTTCGGCGTGAGCACGGCTTCGCGGAATGCTGCCTCATGACTTGTGAGGCGGAAGACGTTGCCGCAGCGCATGTCATAGGTGGATTCCATTTCCTCCTGCGCCTTTATCGCTTCGCGTTCTTTGCGCCGCCGCTCGACCTCCACCTCTGTTTCCGCCTTGGCTAGTGCATCGACCGCCGCCGCCTTAGCTTTTGCGTCACGCTCGGCTCGGATTGTTTCGATTTCGGCATAAACCTTGGCGACGATCTTCCCCATGACGCCGCTGGCCTTGAGCGCAGCGAGTGTTTGGCTAATGGCGGTTTCGGTGATGATCTCGACGTCTTTCTTCTCGCCTCTCTCTTCGCGACCGAACCCGTTGATGGCCCGATAGAGCAAGGGCATTCCGGGACCGTCCTGGGCGACCTTGGCTTGGGTGCCTTCAAGGGCCCCGTTGCCAGCGGTCTCTAAAATCTTAGAGACCGTCCCCTCGCCGAGGAGCACCTGTTTCGTCACCAGCCGGGTATAGGCGGCAACGCTATCGAGGACCGCCGCCGCGTTTTTGCCGCGTTGCGTCAGGTTCTCCATCGACATGATCTGCACCATCTGCTGATCGTCGTAAGACTTAACGGTTGCCTCAATTTCCTTGAGCCCACTCCGGCGCGCCGCCTCGATGCGATGGTGGCCCGCCGCAAGCTCATAGCCGACGCCGTTCTTTCGTGCCGAAACACCAGCGAAAAAGCCCAGTTCATTGATTGACTGCGACAGGCGTTGAACCTGCTCGTCGTCGAGCGGGTATAGGTCGAAATCACGGAACGGATTCGGCTTGAGCGTGGTGATGTCGATCTTCATTATTCTTCCTCCATTTGATTGTTTTCCACCCCCAGGGTGAGGCGGTTGTTGCGTGCAGCTTGCGGGAGTCGCATCGGCCTCAGCTCTGACTGAGGGACGAAATATGCGGCCGGGCGGCCACCATAGGCTTTCAGGAATTGCGGCAACTTCGCCGCGCCTCCCCATATCCAGCCACGGAGCACGAGGGTTGGCGCGGAGCCTGTCACCAGGATAAATGCGTGGTCGTCGTGGTCGTCCTCACGCACAATCAAATCATAGTCGTGCCGGGACCGGGTTCGAACCTGAACGCGCTGGCCGATGTCCCCTGCCTTGAATGTGCAAGTGTCTCCGCCCCAGTATTGCCCGCTCCATTTGGCGACCGCTGCCTCGCCGCAGGCGCCTTCAATATGCAGGCAAAGACCGCTGACCTGATCCGGGGAGAGCCCGTGATTATCCTTTCGGCTATGCGTCACGCTTTCGTAGTAGCGCTTGGCTCCGATGAGGGCGGCGTGCTCCAGCTCTTGTTCGGTCAACGTCACGCGGACGAAGCTATCCATCGCTTTTCATCCTCTTCGACCTTCGTGGTCATGCCGCTACCCCCTGATTGCGCCCGACGAACACCGGCCCGCCGCTATGCTGCCAATCGAAGCGATACCAGGACGCATTGTCCTTGCCCGAGTGCTTGCTTCCGGGCATCCACTTGAGGCGGCCCACCGAGACGATCTTCGTGCAATGGTCGATCAGCGCTGACGCCTGTCTGGTGTGTGCCCAATCGGCGTCGAACAAGAGCCACGTCGGCCTGATGCCGGAAAAGCGCTCGATCATCGGGTGCAGCAATTGCCTTGTCCAAGGCGGGTTGGTGATGATCGCGTCGGCCTCGGCGAGCAGGTGCGGACTGCATGTCAGCGCGTCGAAGCCGTCCTTGAGATCGCGGGCGAAGCGACATTGCAGGCCGAAGCCGATCAGGTATTTGACCAGATAGCCGGTGCCGCAGCATGGTTCGACAAAGGTGAAAATCCGCTCAGCGAGCAGGTGCGGAATCACCGGCGGCACCGCCGGGAACGGCGTCGCGTAATCGTCCATAGCTCGGCGCGGAAAATCGCTGCGCTTTCCCATCTCATGCCGCCTTCCTGTCACCCGGCTTGACCTTCCTGACGTCGCCGCAGTCGTCGCAAAACTGTTCGACATACTCGGCGGCGCTCAGGTGCTTGCCGCAGCGTGGACACGTGATGCGCAGGGATTGGGGAAAGGTCATTGGCTATCCTTTCCGCCGGGGAAGACGACTAGCTCGGCCTTGTGTTGCAACATGGGAAGCGGCGCGCTGCCGAGCGGCGGAAGAGGCCCGCCAAAGACCCACGCCTTAACCTGGGATTCGCGGACGAGGGCGTTTTGCGAACTGTAGTTCGTGCCGATGCGATGATAGCGGCGGCGTCCGTCGCCGCGTTCATACAGGTTCCAGTAACACGTCCTGTTTCCGCCGAGCGTGCGCCTGCCCGTCTCGTCGACGAGGTGTGTGGGCCCCTCGACGGTGCCGACCCAACGCCAGGTAAATCTGGCTTTCAATGCGGTGAGCCACTTCATCATCGCGCGCCCGCCTTCACCCGAGAAGTGTGGCCAACATAGTTGTGATACGGACACCAGTTTTGATCGCGCGGTGTTTTGGCGCCGCAGAACAGATGGCCGCCCGGCGCGGTCCTATCCATCTCGATAGGCCAGTTGCATTCGTTCCGGTTCAAATCCATCAACGGCACCCGGCGCATATTCTCCGGCGGCGACGGCGGCGGGTCGTTGCGTGGTGCCGGTGGTGGCGAGGGCACGATCTTTAACCTTGGGGGTGTCGATGGCACGGATGTTCGCCTTTCCCTTGGTTTTGGTGGTGGTGGAGCGATGGCCTTTAACTTTTTGTCGCGAAAAATCCGTCCGATGAAAGCATTCCGACCCATATGAAAAACGTCCGCGATCTGCCGCCTGGACAAACCGGCCTGGATCATCCCGGTAATTCGTTCTCGCTCCTCGTCGGTGAACGGCATAGCCGTGTCCTCCTATGCGATCTCATCGTCATCGTCGGGATCATTGGCGCCGTCGTCACCGGCGGCCGGGTCAGCGTCACTGGCGCGGGCAGCTTGTTTCTTTTCCATCGCCGCTTTCCAGTCGGCGAGCATTTGCGCCTGGGCCATCTGCCATTGATCGAGCCATACCCGGCCCGGCTCGGAGCCTTCATCGTAGGGGCAAGCGTCGGCACTCTTCCCGGCAAACCCGGCCGCCTCGCCTTCACGGGCGGCCCGTTCGACAAGCGGCTCCCGGCTAAAGTCCAGCTCGGTCTGGGCGCCAATAGGCAGGGCGAAATAACGGCCGATCTCGGCCCGGCGCCGTTGTTCGTCGACGACGATTTGCGGGTCTTCAATCGTTGCGCAGCGCAGGCCGAAATCGATGTCGGACAGGATCACGCCATCGGTCTTGGCAAGCTTTCGAAGGCGCAAGCGCTCGACGTTCTCCATCTTGCAGATTTCCGTTTGCGCTTGGATCGCGCGGAAATGGTGCATGTAGAGCGCCTTGGCTTGGGCTGGTGTCAGATCGTGGGAATTGTCGCCGATGGTCGCGGGCATGTGGTCTTCTCCTTTGGGGTTGGAGTGGCCACCGCGTTGCAGGTCCGATAAACGCGGTGGCCACTTTTCCCGCCGGTCTTTCGAGCCACGGGAAATCAGGCAGGCGACATCATGCCGCCGCCTCTTTGCCGTCCGGCGCCGGGCCAAAGACATCCGGGCGGAGGCTGTAACGGGAAACGCCGCTCATCTTTTCGACCTCAAGGACGCGGGTCGCGGGGACGATCACCCATTGCATGACGGCCTGTCGCTTGATCCCAAGTCTGCTGGCCAGCGGCACCGGGCCGCCAGCCCGCGTCTTCGCAAGCTCACAAGCGATTGCGCGCGGGTCCGTCAGAAAGGTTTCTTTTCTCATATCCATGCCACAGTGTAAGCAAAGATTGCCCGGTTGCACAATGGGGGTTTACGAAAAATTATTGGCAAGGTTGTATTGCTTATGGCAAAGTTGTGAGAAGGTTAGGGAATAAACCAATGGCGAGAGGGAAACCCTCGGACGCTGCGCCGGTGTTACGGCAAAAAAGAATGAGCACAGGGAAACACGAAAGGGATCAGCTCGCCGACCAGGAATTAGGTGAGCGCATCCAATACCTTAGAACGGAAATCCTCGGTATCGGTCGCCAGGCCGACTTTGCCGAGCGTCTTGGTGTGACGCGCGGTGCTGTCGGTAACTGGGAGGTCGGGAAAGGGGTGAAGCGCGCGAACCTCGAACGGATCGCTCAAACATTCACTGTCTCCCTCGTGTGGCTGACCACTGGGGGCGGTGCACCAATTAGCAGGCAGAGCATTGATGCGAGACTTGAGCTGCTGCCGCCTGAAGAATATGACCCGCTCTATGAACACTTCCAGGCAATGATAGATAATCGTATGCGATTCCTAGAGCGAAAAAAGGCGGAAGCGAAGAAGAAAAAGCCTTGAAACTATTGAGGAAACCACGATGGGACGAAGTTTCTATGAACCGCTAGCGTCGATAGACAACTGTTCGAACGTATCCCCGCTGGCGGACTTTCGCATTAACAGGATAGACAACCAGTCAATTATGTATGCGTCGACGGACGACGGGCAGCAACTCGCCGCTCACATCCGTTTCGTCGACGAAGCCGCCTGGGTGAACCACGAAGCCAGCGTCAACGCTGCCGCGATGGTTTTACAATTGAGGCTTTCGCCGGACTACGGCGCTGGCCAGATCGCCCGGATGATGCGCCGGGGCGTCCGCCCCGACGTCGAACATAGCCACGTCAAGTATTATCCGGCGACGGATGAGTACGGCTATATTTTGCAGTTCTCCAATCACGGCCCCGTGCCGATCCTTTTGAAGCAATCCGACATTGACGCTTTCCGCGTCAAGGAATGGATCGCCCGCTCCGCCGCACGCGCCGGGCAGTGATCCATCCACGGGAGGCGTGACCGCCGCGCCTCCCGCCGGGAGTAAAAATTTTACCCGGCAAAACTCCCTCCTCAATCACATTTTGCAATTTTTTCTTACTAGCCACTTGTGCTCCTCAGCAATCTTTGCTTTCATGTGGGCCTCACCACCGCTTTTCGAAGTCCCGGACAGATCGACCAGGCATTCAAGCGGAAGTGGGTTTTCGGACGCCTGAACGCTGAACCGAAGGGCTGACCGGCGTGAATCGCCGGTCAGCTCAAGTAGGAGGCTATGGCAAATGACTGGCTTTGTGTTCGCCATGGCGCCGTGCCTCGGCTGCAACCGGATTTTCAGTTTTAACCCGGCGTTGGTTCCTTCGCTGATGTTCGACGGGGAACGCAAGCCGCTATGCGAGAAGTGTTTCGCATACCTCAACCGGAGGCGCACAGCGCTTCACTTGCCGGTGTTTGTCGCCCCACCAGGCGCCTATCAGCCGATGCCAGAGGAGGAATTGCCGTGAGACAGGAAACGGTGCTTGGCGTGAAGCTCGCTGAAAAAGGCTTTGTGCCGCGCAACATCAAATTCCAGATCGCGATTGCGCGATATCAGAATAGCGGCGGCGAGTACGGCGTGGCGCTTGCCATGTTGAACGCCGCTTTTGGACGGGGAAGCGAAGGCCAGAAGCCGGAAGCTGCCGACAAGGCCGGGAACCGTGAGCCCGACGCTGCGGCACGCAAGATGCCAGGCCATGCCAGGCGCGGTGCCGCCGCAATCGGCGCGGTGCAGGGCACGATGCAAAAATCCTTGTTCGACTCCACGATCTTGCCCGATGGCCGCACGTTGCGCGAGGTCAAATGGAGCGAATGCCCGCGCCTTTCGCGTCGCTATCGCTACCTCTCCCGCGTGCTGATGGCGATCCACAACGTCGGCATTCCCGCCGATCCCAACGACACAATCGACAACCTCGTCAATGAGGACGGGTTGAAGGAAATCATCTCAGCGGTGGAGCGGTTCAATGACATTCACTGATCGAAAGAATGATGGCGAAACGGGCCACGACATCAACGCCGATAAGTCCAGTCTGGAATTGCCCGCCTCGCCATCGCCGAAAGACGGGAAGGGTCCGCTTGCTTTTGCCGACAAGGCCAATGGAGAAATGCCCAACCCGTCCCCCAATGGCGAAACGGTCCATCGAGTGAATGCCGCCGAAACGGCTGCAATCGGCTTGACTGTTTCGCCGCCGAAAGACGGAAAAGGTCGCCCCGCGCTTGCCGATAAGGCCAAGGTTTCGGTGCCTGATCCGTCCCCCAAAGATGACGCGGCGGGCCACCCCGACTCTGCCGCTGAGGCCGTTGCAAGTGTGCCCGCCGCGTCATCGCCGAAAGATGAGTTGGGCCATTCAGAGCGTGCCGAAGAGGCCGCAGACCCGATGCCCGACCCATCGCCGAATGATGGCGCGGCTGGCCGGAAAGCAAATGCAACATCCAGTGAAATGTTGCCCGCCGCGTCATCAGCTATGATCGACCATCTGGCCGAGCTTCAGGTCCGCCGAAAATTCTATATCGGCGTCGTCAATCGGCAGACGAATGCGGCCAAAGCCCTTGTCCGCCGCGCGCTGGGCTGGCGCTATGATGCCGAGGACGCCGGGCGGGAAAAGCTGAACGCCCGCGCCGCGCGGATCGTGGCCGCTGCTTTGGCCGGGAAAGAGCAAAAGGCCGAGGATGCGGCAGCATTCGGCGCGCTGGCGTTCGATCTGGCGACCATCGCGGCGGCCATCGAGCCTTGCACGACCGCCCGGCATGAAATCGAACTGGAAATGAAGCGCACCGCCCGCAAGCTGCCGGTGTGGTTCGCGTGGGCGAAGGACGTTAAAGGGCTAGGGGAACTTGGCCTCGCGGCCATCATCGCCGAGGCTGGCGATCTTTCCGGCTACCCCAAGAAGGGCCACCTCTGGAAACGCCTCGGCCTCGCACCGCTCGACGGCAAAGCCTTTTCGACGTGGCGGATGAAAGGTGGGCTGACCGCCGAACAATGGACAGACGCCGGTTATTCGCCGCGCCGCCGGGCTGAAATCTATGCGGTGATTTCGGAACCGCTATTCCGCGCGCAATCGGTCGCCAGTGGATCATACCGCGCGATCTATGATCGCCGCCGGGAGCATACCGCCGAGACGCACCCGGACTGGACCAAAGCGCACAGCCACATGGACGGGCTGCGGATCATGACGAAATATTTAATTCGCGACCTTTGGGCCGCGTGGCGGGCCTTGCATGCCGTGCCTATTCAGGCCGCTTCACTCGTGCCCGCCAACCTATCCGAGAATCGCCGGGAGGCCAAAATCTGTCACCCTGAAAGGGTCGGAGGACGCGTGCCGACCGGCGAACCGAACGAGCGGGAGGCCGGGCAGGTTCCGCCTGAAAAGGCCGGAGTTTTTGTGCCGACCGCTCACCCCAACCGCCGCCGGGAGGCTAACGGACGGATATCTGAAACGGCCGAAAAAAAATTGCCGACCGGCGGCGGCGCGGAGGCTATCCCAGTCATGCCCGAAAAAGGCCAAAAGACGGGTGCCTCCGCGCCATCATCCGCCACCCAAGATCAAAGAGGTGAACTATGACCATCGTCGACCCTTGGGAAAACTGGCGGGCCGCATTGGAAAACCCGCGCAAGATTGGCAGCGGGAAACTCGTTGTTCATCCGGGCGGCACGCCGTGGACTGGATTTTTCCGGGTCCGCAAAAAGGATGGCGACTGGGAACCCGTGCAGTTCTGGCAGGACGATCTAGGCTTGTGGTACGCGACGCGCTCCGGCAAGCCGGTCGATCCTGACCGCATCCCTGATCTGTTTCTATGGGCGGTGCGCCAGCCGATCAGCGAATTGGCCTTCGACCGCGCCACGGCGGGCAACGGTTGGGCCGACGAACCGGAGCGGACGCCGGGCATCGGCGACAATTCCGGCGAGGCCGACCCCTTCGACGCTCTGAATATTGAGTGGCTGGGCGAGAAGGAGCTGGTCGAAGGCTTCCTCAAAATCCCGATCACCTCGAAGGACGAAGCTGACCGCGCAGCCATTTGGGCGACGCGCCTCAACGGCATTGCCAAGAGGGCGGACAAGCTCCACGGCGACGAAAAGGCGCCGGTCCTCGTCGCAGGGCGGCGCGTCGACTCCAAGTGGCGGGAGCTGCGCGAGCAGCCGAGCGGAATGGCAATCCTTCTGAAACGGCATCAGGACAAATGGTTGCGGGAGCAAGAGAGGCTGGAGCGTGAGCGCGTTGCCGCCGCCGCCGTGGAGGCTGAGCGCTTGCGGATCGAAGCCGAGGAGGCCGCCGCCAAGGCGCGGACGCCGGACGACGTGGCGGAGGCTGGCGCCAAGGTTGCCGCCGCCCAGGAAGCCGAGCGCGAAGCAACATATCAGCGCCCGCAAGCCGGGCGAACCGGCGCCAAGACATCGCTCCGCACGTTCCGAACCGGGAAGATTGTCGACTTCGATACTTTCCTGATGGCGGCCAAAGATCATGACGAGATCAGGGAGGCGGCACAGACCACCGCCAACCGCCTCGCGCGGGCCAAGGTCACGCTGGCGGGGATGGAAATCGTCGAGGAACAACGGACGGTTTGAAAGGCACGGATATGAACCAGGCAGTCGCAAGAACCGTAACCCAGGAACAGCCGCCGCGTTCGGTCCTCCACGACATGGCAAGTCGCTTCGGCATGGAGCCAGGCCCGTTCGAGCTGACCGTTCGCGCGCAGTGCTCTCCGGCACCGAAGAAAGGTGAGAGTTTTCGACCTCTCAGCAAAGAGGAATTCGCCGCCTTCCTACTGGTGGCGCGTCAGTATGATCTCAATCCGATCACCCGCGAGATTTTCGCCTATCCGAAGCGCGGCGGCGGCGTTGTTCCCATCGTCTCGATTGACGGCTGGGTTAACCTCGTCAACTCACACCCGGCCTGCGATGGCTTCGAATTCGATTGGGTCGAGGATGAAAAAGGTCGGCCGATCTCTTGCACCTGCATTATGCACCGCAAGGATCGCAGCCACCCGACATCCGTCACCGAGTATCTTTCCGAATGCTGGCGCGACACGGACCCGTGGAAAATGCCCCACCGGATGCTCCGTCACAAGGCGCTGATCCAGTGCGCCCGCTATGCGTTCGGCTTCGCCGGTATCTTTGATGAGGATGAAGGCCAGCGGATTATCGCCGCTACCGCTCTGGAGGCCGCCCCGGCGCCGAGACCTCCCCGGCCGGGACCGGCGCCCGTCTTCGATCAGGAAGACGCTGAGAGGCCACAGGAAGGCCAGGGAATGGTCATCGATCACGAAGCGGAGCCGGTTAGCGGCGACGAGGCGGATGATGCCGCGAGCGGCGGCGGTGGCGTTGACGCTCTTGATCTCGACGCCCTGGCCTACTTCGACGAGCTGCGCGACCGTCTGGCCGAAGCGCCGGACCTGGAAACCGTCGAAGAGGTCTGGACGAACCTTGACCCGATGGCGCGCTTCGAAGGCGACGATGGCGGCCAAGACCTTTGCCTGAACATCAAAGACCGGCGCGTCAAACAGCTTGAGGAGAAAAGCAAATGAAAAACCCGGCGGTTGTTCGATTAGAGCGGCGATTGGGATCGCTGCTAGAGGAGGAGCTGAGTCTATGCGCGACCGCGCTTGAGCAGCAAGTGCTTATCGAATTGGCGATCAAGATGTCCATTGGCGCCTGGACTATCCGCTATCGTCAGGAGTCGCCGGAGCTGAAAGAGAAGTGCCTCACGGCTCTTGAGGGCTTTACCGGCTTTGTCGTGGACACATACCGCACGGCGCTGTTTCACCCTGAAAACACGAAAGGATCACGCCAATGAAACCGATTTTCGACAACTCCAGCCTGATCGATTGGTTGTCCGGGAAGCACCGTGACGAGCGCTATGACTACCTCGACGGTCACGTCTGCCTGCTAGCGCAATATCTGAACTATCGCGGATTCAAGGGCGCCGTCGTCGATGCTGAAGTGGCAATCCTACCGGATCGAATGGCACCCTATGCCCTGCCGCGCACTTGGAATGAGATTGCACGGGCGAGGCCGTGGACGTTCGGCGCCGCGCTTGATCGCGCTCGGGAGGCGTTGACGCCAGCAAAGCTGACGGGCCGTAACGCCGTGCTGGTGTTGACCGATGGAGTCGACCGATGAGTAACCGCCCTCTCAACAACATGACCGCGCGCATTGATCGCCTTCCGCGAGATGCGCGCGGCTACCCGGTTCCCAAGTTTGTTCACTGGAAAGACGGTGTGCCGGATTTCCGCATTATCGATCCGTACCACATGGACAAGTGCATCAAGCGCGATGCCTGCTGGATTTGCGGCGATACGATGGGAACGCACAAGGCTTTCGTCATCGGTCCGATGTGCTGCATTAACCGGATATCGGCGGAGCCGCCAAGCCACCGCGACTGCGCAATCTTCGCGGCGACGAACTGCCCTTTCCTGACGACGCCAGCGGCCAAGCGCAACGAACGCGACTTGCCGGACACCAGGTTTGTTGCCGGGAAGATGATCGAACGAAACCCCGGCGTCACGGCGCTCTGGATGACGCGCTCGTATCAGCTCATGCACGTCAAGCGCGGTGTCCTTTTTATCATCGGCGACCCGGACTCGGTTGATTTCTATGCACGGGGTAGGACGGCCACGCGCGCTGAGATCGAAACGTCGGTGACATCCGGCTATCCGCTCCTGATGGAAGAGGCAAAGCGCGAAGGCCGGGATGCAATCGACGAACTGGCGCGGTTGCGGCGGCGCTTTGACAATCTTCTCGATGAGGCGGTGCCATCATGAAGCATGAACTCCCTCCATTCCATATGACCGTTGGCACGGGCAAGCTCACGCCCGCCGATCCCTACACGGCGGAACGGCTGGACAGCTACCGCAATGGAACCGTCATGCTGTTTCAGCCGGTGGTCGACTCGCAAAGTTGGAAGCGCAAAAAATACTGGGCGATCTTGAACCGCGTCGTCGCCGATTGCCGAACCCCGTGGAAAAATTCGGCGGAGGCCAGCCAAGCGCTGAAACTCGCCCTCGGCATCGTCGACCAGGGCCTTACGATCAGCGGCGCCGTGGTGCGTTATCCGAAAAGCCTCAACGATCTCCAGGAACCGGATTTCGAGACGTTCTTCGAAGGCGCGATGTTACTGCTTTACCGCGTGACCGGCGTCGATCCCGAAACGCTCTGGAAAGAATCAGCCGGATCAGGCAAGGATCAAAAATCGTCGACCTCTTCCCCACGCTCAGAGGTCGACGAAGGCAGCGGTGACGAACTCCCCCGTACTGTCGCCGCTGCCGCCCCCAATGAGACGGTGCCCGTCGCGTCAGCCGCTCAGCAGATTGCCGATAGGCCCGGCGGGTCCAATCCTCCGCCCGGACACCTCAACGACCTGAAAGCCGAGGCGATCACCAAAATCCTGCAATATGCGACCGACCCGAACGTGTCGGCGGAGGCGTTGCTCGACAATCTTCTCGGCGTGCAAACCGGTTGGCTTGTCCACATGCCGAATAATTCGGCCTTCATCAAAACATGCTGCGAGACCGCCGCGAAGGTGATCCGGGGCGAGATCACACCCGACGCGGCGAGGAAATACCTGCTTTCGCTCAGTTAATGGAAGGGAGAATGGTGATGACACAAGGTGCAGTAGAAGACCTATGGGAAAGCTACGTCGCCAAGGTCTATGAGGGCCCGCTTGAGGGCAGACAATTGCTTGAGGTCCGGCGCGCATTTTATGCGGGCTGTTTCGGTCTCAAGGCGCTCCTGGACCGGCTTGCTTTGGCGTCCGACGCGGACAAGGCGGAGGTCCTGACAATCATGCTCGATAACGAATTGTTGGACTTTGCCGATGAAGTATTGGCGGGCCGGAAGTAAACAAAGGATGGGGAAGAAATGACGAAGCGTGAGAAAACATCAGCCGAGGTGCTTGAGGCGGTCAGCGCCATTATCGATCAAATCAAACCGCACCTGTCCGGTCAGCACCCGGAAATTCAGGGCGCCGTGCTCGCCGATCTGATGGCAACGTGGCTGGCCGGGCACCCGCCGTTCATCCGTGAGTCCTTGCTCATGATGCACATGAACATGGTGCGCGAGCTGACCGTCGCCAACGAAAATATTATGTTCGGCAAGGATGGCCATCCGCAGCAAGAGCAACCGGACTTCGATTATTTTGAGTGCCCGGAATGCGGTTTCGATTGCATCCAGCCCGCCGCGTTTGATGGTGACGAAACCTGCCCGCTTTGCGCCGGAGATAGCGGCCATGATGTGCAGATGCACCGGCGGACGGCGATAACCACTGACAAGCCCGAGGGCATCGACGCCCGCAAGATGAAGGCGGCCCCGCCGGACGTCCAATGACGGATACGGTCCCCAACATCCCGACCGACCGCCTTGAGGCGGTATGCAAGATGGGAGGCGGCGCCGAATGTTGCCGCTTCATTGTCGCCGGGCGCGAAGGCATCGGCTGCGCCAAGCACGAGCCCGAGCTGGCGTCTCAAATCAACTGGCGCGTCGCCTTCGGAGCGTTCGTCGCCGTGGGTGATAATTGCGAGGGGCTGCGACATGACGAAGCATAGCCACCCCCTCGGCCTGACGGCCTACGAATGGAGCGTCATCGTTGATTGCCTCAACGCTTACAAGCGCGTCCCGAATGGCCATTTCCTGCCAGCCTTCGCGAAATTCGCGGCGGCCCGGCGGATGGCCGAGCAAGGCTATCTGACCCTCGTCGACGAGTTGCAGCCCGGCGGGTGGCCCGTCGTCAAGATCACGGAAAAGAACATCGAGTTTTATAATTCCCAACTGCAGAAGGTCATGGAGGTGGCGAGATGACGCTTAGACCCGATCCCCTCTCCTATCCGCCGCGTGGCCTCAGCCGCGACGATGCCGCGCGCTACGTCGGTGCAGGGCGGCACTTATTCGATGAGATGGTGGCAGAGCCAGAGGAGACGCTCAAATGAAATCCATCTTAGATTTTGGCTGGCCTCGCGGCTTATCCCGCGAGCAAGCCGCGTCCTATATCGGCGTCGGCACCACCAAGTTTGACGACATGGTCGCCGCGCATGAAATGCCAGATGCGCGGGTCATGGGCGGCCGGGTCGTTTGGGACCGGGCCGAACTGGATAGCGCCTTTTGCAATCTGCCGCACCGCGCCGAAAAGACGAAAGCGCAAATAGCCCTTGAAAAGTTTGAGCGCAGTTAGTGCGCATATTGCGGCCTGCGCATTTTGCGTCTATAAACCATCCTGCACTGAAAAAGGAGTTTTACAGATGCAGGAAAAAACGGACTTGGCCACATTCCTCAAGGAGTGGCGAAAAGAACACGGATTGACACAGGCCGTCGCAGCCAAAGAACTTGGTATCGTGCTCCCGACCTATCGCGGGTTGGAGCAAGGCCGCCTCACCCCATATGCGCAAGTGGTTAGGATGGCGACCAAGGGTTGGGAAGCCGATGGCGGCCCCTTGCGCATGTTGCTTGAAGCAAGCGGGAGGGCCGATCATGGCCAAGCTTGAGGGTTACAACAACGTCACTTCGTTTATCAAGAGCGGCAAAATGCGCTGGCGCTGGCGGGAAGAAGGCCGGGGCGGAAGGCAAGTCAATCTTCCGGGCAAGCCGGGCGAACCGGCGTTCGAAAAAGCCTACCGCGAATGCACGAAGGGTGAGACCCCCGAGCAAAAGGCGCGAGTCACCAGCATCTTCGATGCCAAGACCGTCAACGCCTGCTATCGCCGCCTGTTGCGCACCGCCGAATGGGACGAACTGGACCCACAGACGCAGGACAAGAACAACCGGATGCTGAAAGCCTTCATGAAGCTCACGGTCGCAGACGATATGGATGTGACATGGGCCGACATGCCGATGGCAGACATCAAGACCAAACATCTGCGCAAGCTGCTTGACGGCATCCGACTCAATGCTCCGACCGCCGCCAAACACATGCTGGTCGCCATCCGCAAGCTGACCAGGATTGCCATCGAGCAGGAGTGGATTGAGTATGATCCGACCTTCACCCTTGAAGCCCCGGTGCCGAAGACATTGGGCCATCGCAAGTGGCCGGACGAAATGATAGCCAAGTACCGCGAACGTCATGCGGTCGGTAGTGCCGCCCGGACCTGCTTCGAACTGGCCATCTGGCTTGGCAACCGGCGCAGCGACATCGCCCGGCTGACATGGGGCAATCTCATCACCGAAGCGGTCGAGGTCGAGGGTGTCGACCGCGAAATGACCGCCTTTGCCTTCCGCCAGAAGAAAAATAGCAAGCGCACCGGCGGTAAGGAAATGTTCCTGCCGGTGCGCAAGCAACTGGCCGTGGCGCTGGAGCCGCTAGACCATGACAGCGAATACGTCCTGCTCACCGGGTACGGCAAGCCGTTCTCTGAAAAGAGCCTGACCGGCATGATGGCCCATTGGTGCAGGCAGGCGGGGATTCCGGTCAGCAATAAAAAGGAGGGCACGGTCGGCTACACCATCCACGGGCTGCGCAGGAATTTTGGCACCAAGCTCGCCCTCGACGGCGCGACGGGTCCGCAAATCATGACCTCGATGGGCCATTCATCGGTTCGCGAAGCCGATCCGTACTTGCAGGAAGCGAATCGCAAGCGTCTCGTTTCCGATGCCTTCCTCGAAGGCGAACGGCGCGATGCCGAACGGCTGGCAGCAAAACACCGGGCCGGTTTCAAGGTGGTGAATGGGACGGGCCCAACATGATGTTGGGCCCATGTTGGGCCAAAGCCGGATTATTCAATAAAATCAAATAGATTGGTAGGCCCGGAGGGCCCGCCATCCTCCCATGTTTTTATTGAGTTTTTGTTGGGCCTTTTTGGCCAATGTTCCCGCCCCGTTCCTGAATGGGCCCAACCGCAACAAACGGTTGGGCCCTCTTCCCTGCCCCTCCAGTTCCGCCCACAACGCGCGATGTCGGGGCGCCGCGCGTAAGCGTACCGGCGGACACGAAACGCGCGTCAGCGGCCTCCTATGGCCACAAAACGCAAAAAGCCCCGCCGAGGCCGAAGCCAAGGCGGGGCAGTTTTACAACGCGGGCCCAGGAGAAACGGAAGCCCGCGAGGAAATTCAAAGGCTGCTCGGCGGAATGGTGATACCGGCCCTTGCCAGTCTCTCTTCCAAGATTGAAATCTGGCGACGCATTCGGCGGATGAGCGCCTCTTGTTTATGGCTCAGCTTCTCGGCGTCATTGAGATCGCCGCGCTGCCGCTTGATGATGTCGCTTAGTTGGTTGCGCTCCTCCTGGAGCTGATCGGTCAACTCGCGAAAGCCGGTCGTGATCGAAGCGCCGATGTCGGCCCTCGTCCTGGAGCGGGCGACATAGATGGTGCCGATAACGGTGATGATCGCCGTCAAGACGGCCCCGCCAAAGGTGAGCAATGGCGCGAGGTCCACAGTTCATTCCTTGCTTTCCGATTTCACCGCCTGGACGAATTCCTTGTGGTCGACATGCATCTGCTGGATATGTGCTTCGAAGGCTTCGGCGATTTCCTTCTTGGCCTGCCGAATTGATATCCGATAAGTGGCCATGCCGCAGCCGATGGCCACGGCAACCGTGGCGGCGACGGTCACGTAAGCCTCGATATCCATCTCACCCGGTCCTCCGCTCCCGGCGCCCGGCGGCATAGTCGGAGACAACCGCGATGGCGGTGACAACCGAGACGGCGGCCATGGCGGCACGCACAAGAATGTCGAGGCGATAGACGCCGGAGAACAATGTAATGACCGAGGTCAGGTGTGACAGGCCGCACAGAAAAATGAACGCCCCGAACAGTAGCCGCATGGTCGGCCTGACCCGCCCCGGCGGCACCTGGCCGATAAACAGCAAGGCGAGGCCGATGGCGAAATAGGCGGCGAAGGTGGAAAGATCGGCGAGCACGTAAAGGAAGATCATCACCGGATCATTCGTCAGGCAAATCGAATGCTGGCTGTAGCGCTCGGCACCGAAGAAATTCAGGATATCAGTCCACATTGGCCGTCACCTCGAACGGGAACTGCGCCGTCACGTCCTGCTGGGATCGCGTCGGGCACGTGCTGTCGATCACCGAGCGATACAGCCACCGGCCCGGATAGACGTTTTCAGGAAGCTGCAAATAGACGGTGGCGTCGTCTGTCCTCTTGATCTCGGTCGACATGATCGGGCGGCTGAGCAGGACACTGACCGGCGGGCCACCGCCTTGCGAAATGAAGGTGGCAATCACCGTGCCGGGACAAGAGGCGTTGCGCTTGGTCGATATGCGATAGGAGAGCGTGCCCTTGTAAGGCACCGTCGTCGAGATATTGCTCGGCCCCTCGGTCGTCTCGACCACCGGCCCATCGACTGAAAACATATGCAGGACGCCGTAGGAGATCGACCCGGCAATGAGCAGGACGCCCGCAACCTGGGAGAAGCCAAACCAGATCGAGGCGATGATGGCGCGGGTCATTTCCAGCATTTCTGCGCCCGCCCGAAAGCATTGTGCCCGGCGACGCCTTGGCCGGTCGGGTTAAGATCGGGATCGCTGGCGAGCTTAACGGCTGCGCCCGGTGCGACGGCGATCTTCTTCCACCCCGCGCAATTGGTCGCATTCTGGGTGTTGCACCCCGCCGCCGAGAAGCTCATTGCAAAGAGCAATGCCATCGAGGCCCATGATACGTTCATCGATTTTCTCCCGCTTTTCGATTGCGGCGATAGTGTCTTTCAGTTGATCGGCCCGGCTATCCGCCCGGCCTTTCCAATAGCCGGAGCCAAACAGGGCGACGACGATCAACACTCCGCCGATCCATTTGCCGAGCGGCCCGGTCAGGAGCGCAATTATCATACCGGCACCTCGTCGAGCGCGTCAGCAATCCGTGCCTGCTGGCGGTTGGCGTACCAGCGATAGCCGATACCGCCCACGGCGAGCACGGCGCCGCCCACGGCCAAGCCGACGACAAGATTGCCGATCCAGTCGCCCGCCGCGCTAAATGGCGTCAATTGCTCCTGCAAGCCCTGCAACGTGGCCGAGATGCCGCCCGCGCCGATGCCGCCGCCGGTCGCAGCATCGGCGGGTGCCTTGGACGGTGCTTTGCGCGCGTCCTCGATAGGTGCCTTAGCCTCGGAGCCCGGCACGGCGACGACCTCGACCACCTCGGCGTCCATCTTGCTATCGGCCATGGCCTGGCCGACCGCCCGGACGCCAGCGACGCGCGCCGTCCAGCCGCGCCCGAAATCCCGCCACGTATCCAGCGCCCGCAGATAGATCATGCGCCGGGCGCAAATCCGGTCGATCAGCGCATCAAGGTTTTCCGTCTCCTCAAGCGCGGCAAAGGTGGCAAGGCCGATCACGCCGTCAATGGTGCCGCGATAGGCCGCGCCGAGCGAGCGCTGTAGCCACTTGATCGATTGCTTCGGGCCGGAATGTACCGCGCCGTCGAACAGCACATAATCGACGCCCTCGGGCAGCTTGTCGCCTTGCACTGCGTCCCAATACTGGTGGCGATAGATCGCGTCGCGTTCCGGTGCCACCAGTGAGCGGACATTCCGGGTGCGCAGTTTCTTGCCGCGCCGATAGGCGTCATAGGTCCGCTGGGTTATGCCCTGATTGGTCGCGCCGCCTTTGTCTCTCGGGTGGTCCGAAAAGCCGCCCTCATGTACGAGCACTCGGGCGAGTGCCGCCTTGAAACTGCTGGCCACCATGACTGGCGCTCCTGATTAATGATAGTTGACGTTCTGGACGCGGCGCGGGCGTCCGGTATCCGGCACGCCCTGAAGGATGTCGTAGCGGGAAAACTTCGTGACCGAGACCGTGCCGACAGCCATGAGCACGTCATAACGGGAAAGTTTCGTGGCGCTGATCGCCGCATCGTTCGACTGCATGACGTCGTATCGCGACAGCTTCGACGCCTGAAGGGCCGAGCCTGCCGAATATACGCTTTTGAAAGATGCCACGATCATAACGTGGCGAGAATTTACGTTGGCCGTTGCCCGCAACTCTCCCGTCGCCGACGCCGCCGTCTTGGTCGCGTCTGCTACCGCGATAGATGTATCCGCACCTGTGACCGTGAAACTGTCGTGTCGCTCGGTCCAAACTTGTTCATTGCCGCTATCAAGCGTATCTGTAGCACCACTTCCGCTTGTTGGGTCAGTCACCGCACGGAAGTCCGACACGGTCATGGCATCAGAGCCAGCGACCATCGCGACAAGTAGTTCTTCTTCCGTGGTGGTGGTTATTGTGCCCGTTGCGGCTGTAACAGAATTAGAGCCCGCAGTGGCCGAACTGTGCACGTTCAACGCGCCGGAGCTTTTTTGCCCCTTGTAGACCATGAGAACGCCGCGCGCGACGTCACCCGCTGTTCGGGTGAATACAAGGCTCGGCGCTGACGCTGGCCATGATTCACAAACCATCATCACGCCGGACGCAATAGATGTCGTCGGGTCGGTGTTTGTGTTTCCGCTAGTCTGCTGCTCGACTATCGACCAGCTAGCATCCGGCGCAGCGAACGCCGCGTTGCCGCGCGCAGCGATACACGCGATAACCAAATCACCCGTTTGGATCGTGACGCCGGTCGTGACGAGCGTCAGGTTTCCGCTGGCAACTTCGGCTGCGTTCGATACGCCGACAAACGTGAAAGGTGACGGATATGTCGCCATACTAAGCCACCGACTTTGCGCCGTATTCAGCCGCGTTGATTTCGGCTATCGACCACGCCGCGCTTGTCGCCGGGTTTGTATTCATTACCGCTTGCCGGGTGCCATAGGCGGTATTGATGCCCGCGATGTTGCTTGTGGTGAAATCCGAACCGCTCTGCCGGACGACGCCCTGCATATTTTGCGGGCCGGTTGCGCCGCGCCTAGTGCGGGTCGAAAGAATGACCGCGCGCGGGACATAAGCCGCAAGATCGGTGTGCACGTCATCCATGACGTATGTTTCAAGTTGCGCCGCCGCGCCGGACTCGATGAAGGTGTTGTCGTTTCGATCTAGCTTCGTGACGTCGGCATAAGCCCCGGTCCACGCCGTGTTCGCGCCGTTAGCGGTTGCTTGACCTTGATGGAATACCATTGACCGGGTGTCTTCGTCGGCAATGATGAGCGCGGAATAATTAAGTTCCCCGTTGCCAAGGCCGCTGGGGTTTGGGGTCATAAGCTCAATCGTGTCGAGTGTTGTCGCGGCGGTAAAGATAGTGTCGCCTGTCATCTCATGAATAAGGGCATCATTCACATAGACGCGCACATAGCCCGCTGAATTATCCATTTTGAATTGGACGTCGACCTTAAAGCGGGCAGCGCTGAACGTGGTAGCTTCGCTGACTTCGACAAAAGCGCTACCGTTCCAGTATTCAAGGGCTTGCCCCGCGACGCCGTCGAATTCAATTTGGAACAACACTTGACCAGTTTCTCCACTTTTGAGGCGGAGCATTTTTTCGGCTGAACTGCCCCCGACGGAGGTATTGAAATTAACATGGAATTGTATCCATCCTTCGGACATAGCGCTGGGAAACAGGAAACGCGCATAACTCGTATCGCCGGTAATGGTAATGCCCTCTTTGGCATAAGGCGCGATTTTGGCCGCCGTCGTTATGGCTGCGGTTGTGCCGACTGTATAGAAATCGGCGCGGGATGTTGCTGCCGCAAGGATACTCATGTCAAATCTCCGAGCATGGTAATGGATACATCGGCGAGGGTGGCGTCGGGCGAAGCGGGCGCGACGACGGTCAGGATATCGCCTGCGGTCATAGCCGTAGGTGATGCCATCGCCAGCGTCGCCGTGGTGCCCGCCGCCGACCATGTGGCCGACCCGACCGAGCTACCGTTTTTCTTGATCGATAGCGCCGGTGTGCCGGTCGCCGCCCCGCCGGATGATCCGCGTGAGCCGGTCATGCCTGCCGGGATGGTGAAATCTTCGGTCGCCTCATAGCGAAAGATGACCTCACTTGCATCGAGCGTGCCGCCCGCGAAAAACGAAAGGGCGATTTTCGTGATGCCCGGCACAGCCTCCCACGCGGCGTCTTTGCGGCCATAGATGGTCCCGTCACTCGGCGCATCGGCTATCCCGGCATCAGGCACAGCCTCCCACGCAGCATCCTTCCGGCCATAGATTGTACCGTCACTAGGCGCATCGGCTATACCGGCTGTAAGCCCCACCCAATCGGTACCGTTGAATTGGACGTTTTCATTGGCGTCGGCGACATAGGCGGTAAAGCCCTCGGCGGGGACGATATAGACCCACGCGCCATTGTCGCGGATGGCGATCTCGTTGGGATTACTCCCGGCGTCGGACGGGACAATGTAAATATCGCCGTCCGTCGGTGAACCAGGTAGCGCCGTCGTCCGGCTGATCACGCGCGGCTGGACGAGCGCGGACAGGAGCCGCAGGTTGATGTCATTGGCAGTATTCCAGCCGTTGTATCCCAGGTCCCAAAAGCCGGTGAGGCCAAGGCCGGGAAGTGTTCTTTCAGCCATCAGCTTCCTCCATAATCCAAGCCGTAGCCGTAGCCGTAGCCGGTCGTCACAACGACTTGAATTTGATGCGCTTGCAGAGAAATCAGCCCGTCGCGCTTTGAGCTAACCCGGATATAACCGCCCGTCTCTCCGGCAAACGATGCGACCGGCACGTCATAGCTGGTGCCCGGCAAATCATCGTGGGTGGTCAGCACGGCTTCGGCGAGGTCGAGGACTTCAATCCGGGTCGTCTGATCGTCCTCCGGCGTTACGTCCGCCGAGTTCCAGGCCAGGATGACCGCGTCTTCAGTGAGCCGGTTGCGGTTGGCCCATGTGACCGGGATCGGGTCAACGCCATCACAATCAACCACGCCGCTAAAACCGTCGTCGCCGTTGACTTTCACGTCGGCGGGGCGGAGCGGCAAATGCGGGCGCGCCGTGAGGGTCTCGGTGACAGTGGGTGCGGCACCGAAGGCCAGCAGACCGAGCGACGTGCGTGTCAGCACTTTATATTCGACGACTTCGGCTTCCGATCTCACGGTGTCGTCGCTGTTTTCCAGATTGCCGTCGAGGAACCATACCGGCGTCCCGGACGGCCAGGCGCGCGGCACGGTATCGAGCACGCCGCGCTTGACCGTATAGCCGAGACTGTCGGCCGCCGTGATCTCGCACAACTCAACATCGGTTTCGTCGGTGCCCTCAATCAGGATCAAACCGCCAAGCACGGGCGCGTTGCCTTGCGTCCGGTCGGGGAAGGTCGGCAGCTCGGTTTCGATCTCAGCATCGATCCCGGCGGCCAGCTCGGCGCGGCTAACAATGGTCTTGGTGCCAAGGTCGCTGCCGCCGGAATTGTAAAGCTCGAATTCCGCCGTGTCCTGGCCGCCCTCGGCCGCGAGCACCCCGGCGAAGACCTCGGGGTATTCGACGCCCAGCGCCAGCACGGTAGGATCGACTTCGTTTACGACCATGTAGTACGGGAGGGTGAAAACGAGGGTATCGTCGGCGGGCGACGGCTCCTCCGATACCGGCACCCATTCGGTGTCAGGCGGAATATCGTAGTCGGCCAGCGGCAGCGAGAAGATATCCTCGACGAGTTGGACTTTTACCGTGGGGTCGCCGGGCTTGCCGTAGTCGACCGGGCCCACGCGCATGACGATACTGTCTATGCCGTCCTCCGGTGAATTGAGAACGATCACGTCACCGGGCAATAGATTCCATGCTTCGCGGTTGACCTCCATATCGCCGGATGCAAGCGGGGTGGAAGCGGCGCGCAGATCGCGCTGGGCGAGCTTCATGGCCAAGCCACGGACCCGCACGCCGTAGTAATTCCGGCCATCCGATACAATGCCGCCTTGCGCTTCGATGTTGGCGTTGTCCTGCGCAATGACGGTTTGTTCTTCCTCGTTCCTCGGATTGGTCCACGTCACGACGATTTCGTTGATCGTCTCGCCCCATAGCTTGCGCCCGAATTTGGTGACGACGGAATTGTCCGGCGTGAATACCGGCAAGTCATCGACCTCATAATCATCGCGGATCAGCTTGAGGGTCAGCAGGCCGTCCATCGGATTGACGAATAGCACCGCCTCGATGTGGTCGAGCACTTCGCTGATGAAACTTTCGATGGTCGATTGTTTCGTCCAGATCATCGACAGGCCGAAATCCTCGTCATAGAGCACCGCCGCCGCGCTTTCGAAACTGGCGATATTGATTGCCGTGCCCGGCGCGCCCATGCCCCAGTCGGTGTTGGTCAGGCAGTCGTAAATGATATGCGACGGGTTGCTGTCGAATTCACCCGGCAAGAGCAACACATGCGCGCCGGTCGTGCCCGGCGAAACCGAATCGAAGATGACGAAGGCCCGCTCCTGTTCGGAAAAGGCGGCCTCACCCTGCCATGAGTCTTCGATCTCCCATTCGGTCAGGTAGAGGCGTTGTGATTCATTGCCGGATGAAACGTCGTAAAACCAGACGGATTGCGTGTCGACGTTGCCGGTATACTGGAAAAACGCGGCGGTGCCCGGCCCGTCGAGCAGTCGGCGCGATTGAACCGCATAGCGGGGCGACAAGCCACCCCAATCGCCGGTTTCGTCCGACGAGACGACGGCGGTCAGATCGGAATTCAGCGCGGCGAAATGACCGTTGGGGCCAACAAAAATCCACTGATCGGTGCCCTCGTCATAGGTCACGCTATTCAGTGGGTCCGACGATGTGACGGCCCATCCGAGCAGCCCGGCGAAATCAACCGCGACGGCATCCGTGCCAAGGGCGGTAGGCGTCCAGCTAACCCGATAGACTGCACCCGACGCGAATTTGATCGTTAGATATGTCGGCCCGGCGGCAATCACTATCGACGACGTGCCAAGGACGCCCCAATCCCAGCCGGTCCAAAGATACTCCCAGCCGCCGCCGTCATTGGACATGCAAACGATCTGATACCAGAGCGAGAAAAACAGATACGTCGTGCCGCCGACTACAAATTCGGTCGGCGATCCACTCAAGGCCAAATAGCTGTCGTCGCCACCGCCTAGCCTCGGGTCGCCCCAACCTGATACGCTCCCTTTGAATGTGCCGTGCAGCAGATCATAGGTGTGCAAAACGCCGAGGTTATCGGCGACGAGCAACTCGCTTTGCGACGGCGAAATGTAGAGCCAGAACGGCGTATAGGAGATCGGGATTGTCGCCCGCACATCGCCCGTGCGCAAATCCTCGATGATGATCTCAGAGAAGTCCTCGGAGAAATGCGCGATGGTCGAATTATAAGCATCAAACAGCTTCCAGCCGCCGGTGTTCGCCGGATCGAGGCCGACGTCTTCAACGTCGCGGGACTCGCGCAATTTGCCGGAGCGATAGATGCGGGCATAGTCCTCACCCAAGTGCGTCGAGGCGCGCGCCGCCTTGATCCAGACTCCCGGCAGGTATGGCGAATTGGCGGACCAGTAGAAACCCTCCTGACCCTGGCCGTCGTGGAAGAAGGCGGTGGCAATGCCGCGATAGGCGGGCATGGTCGCCGTCGTCCTGCCGTGCTTGGCGGCGATGTCTTCCGGGATGGTCTGCGTCGCGCCGCCGGGCAAATAGTAGGCAACACCAACGGCGCCTCCCTCTTTCTTCACGCCGCCAAAAAGCTCCGGCTTGTTGATGCTGATTCCGCCCTGGATGGTCTTCGTGCCCTCCCACGCGGTCTTTTCGTTGATGATAATCTCCGAAATATAATCGAGTGGGCCGTGGCAAATGCCGAAGTGCTCGGACATGTAATAGAGGTTCACCTCTTGCTTCGGCTTGTCGCTCTTACCGCCCACGGGCGCGATTCCTTTCACGCTTGTGCTCGATGACCTGGACGGCAAGGGCGTCGCCGGTCGCGAGTAATTCCTCTTCGGAGATGCCGTCTTTCAGGAAGGCGCGAAAATCGAACCCATGCCGTTCGAACCACGTGCGGGCGCCGCGCGCGCAGTGGCCCGCCGCGCGGATGTCGGTGATCGTGATGCGGAGGCTCACGCCGAGACCTTCTTGGTCTCTTTCAGCTTGTCGCCGTACCAAAGGACATTCAGCCCCTTGATCGTGATCGTGCCAAACACGACCGGGATCGGCCGCCCGGCGTCCGCCGATGGATTGTCTAGGTCTTTCGCTTCCGGTGGTTTTTGCTTCTTCGGCTTCGGCGCCAGCAGATAGGCGATGACATTGAAGATGATCGCCAGCAGGAGTGGAATGAACCAGGCCATAGGTCTGAACCCTCAATAATAATTGTTGTGAATGCCGATGGGGTTTTTCGTCGGAATCCAGGGGCACCCGCCGAAGTTTTGGATGTTGTCGAAAAGGTCCTGGCAGTCGGTCATTTGGTGGTTGCAGCCAAGGCTGGCGGTCACGGTCTCTCCGGCCGTGAGGTCGCGGAGCAAGCCGCCAACGCGAAGCGCGTTGGTCGCCACCCGAAGGATTTTTCGCCGCTCGGTGCCGCCTGCGTCGTTGGTCCACTCGATCATGCCTTCGCGAAACTTCGTGGTGTCAAAGGCGCCGTTCCACCCGTCGACCATTATGACTTGCGTGCCGGAAATGCTGGCGACTTCCGCCGTGACCGAGTGCGTTGCCTTGACCGCCTTGCAATGCGGGCCATAGAGCTGGTGCGGGCAACCGAGCTGATAGTGTCTGCGCAGGCCGGGGCGCCGGAGCGAGGACGAAATAGGTTCGCAGGAGACGACGCACTCTTCGCCCTCGCGGCCGACCGAAAGGACACGCCCGGACCAGACGACAAGAAACTGAGGCGTCGGGGTGGTATCGGTTAGGTGGCCCTGGCGGATGATCAGCGCGACGACCTGCGCGGGCGGATAGACCCGGAACAATTCGGACAGCTCGACATCGCGCGGCATTCGGACCGCGAGCGCGGACTTGTCCAGGGTGCCCGATGCCGTCACAGCGTCACGCATGATCGGTATAGGTTCGTAAGTGATACCGGCGTGGGTGATTTCTTGCTCGGCGTCGGTGTACGCGAAGTTGGCTGTTTCGCTGTAACGGAAGCGATAGAGCGTGACCGGCTCACCCTTCTGGCGGCTAGTTTCAAATGCTTGAAAGGTCATGATTAATCCCGTAAAGCCCACTTCGTTTCGGGCCGTTAACTGGAGGGCAGACAGATGATTGAGCGTGACGCTGAGCTGTTGCGGATCACCCGCGAGTTCCTGAAAGGCTGCTCATGCGCGCCGCCGGGGCGGCCTTACGAGTGCTCGGATTGCACCGAGGCTTTCGTGAAATATGCGATTGAGTCCGAGGTCCGGCACGGCGCCAAGGTCGGAAGTGGCGGCGGTGAGATTGACCACCTTTGCCTGCCGTTCATGCGTTAAACCACTGTTTCCCCACGCATTTTTGCGTTCGGCGCCGGTGCGAAAAAGTGGTGTGCCGCGCATTTGCCCGTGGAAGGCCGTGGACGCGCGTTCGCCTCTTCCCGGTATTTCCGGGCGGCTGAAGGCGCCGACGCATTTGTTCTCTTTCCGTTGCTATGAACAATCTGGCGGGACTGTTTACTATTCCGCCGTAAGGTTCTCGATCATCTGGAGAGCCAGGCGCATTTCGGCGACGTCCTCGCGCGCCCAACTCGTGCTCAGGATGTCGGAGGAGAACCGCCAAACCGGCAGCCAGGACACCATGTCGATGTCGGCGACCGCGACGTTTTCACCCCATGCGGCGCTGATCGTGAGGGCGCTGTTGGTGCCGCCGGAAGGCGCGATGCTCGACACGGTGCGCAACAGCCAGGAGCCGTTTTTCTTCCTCACGCCGATAGCCTTGAACACGGTGTCGCCGCTGTAGGCTTGGGCGCCGGTGCCCTCGACGGTGATCGTCGTTCCGGCCGATGTCAGTGCAGCGAGCGGCACCAAATCCCGTTGCCACGTCGGCATGTAGAACTCACCGCGCCTGCCTTGCATCCGGTCGAAGAATTGCCGGATGGTGTCGGCGTGGTCGAAATCACAGCCGGTATAGTCGGCCTCCCACAACCGTGTTGCGAACTCGATGGGGAAGAACCGGCGGACCCGGCCGAAGCCAAAATCGACATCGGCGGCGGCGTCTTGCTTCCGGTTGAGAGAGATTTGGCGCCAGCGGTTGGGCCGGGTTAGGAACGCCTCGCGGGAGGCGAACGTCACCGGCGCCGTTCCGATGTCCTCCGGCGGTTCCTCGCCGGGATCGACTTCAAAGACGACGGACACATTGACGACACCACGCGGCGAGACCAGCGGCGCCGTGATGTTGGCATTGAGAAAACCATGGAGGGAGGGATGAAGGCGGGTGCCAGCGGGCCATGATGCCGCTTCGGTTTCGACAAACGTCACCGTCGTTCCGACGACGCTTTCGACGGTCCGGGCGGCAACGCGGGAGCCGGACACCAGGAGCAATTCAGCGTCGGCGACGATCCAGGACGGAACCGGGCTGATGACGACCGTATCGACGGAGCCGCCGAGGCCGGAGGCCAGTCTGACGAATCGTACCCTATCCGGGATGGCGAGCTGTTCGCGCTGGGCCGTCTTCATGGACAGGTCAAAGTCGCGCAGGCAGTCGCCACCAACGCCGGTCAGATACTCGATGCGCTTGCGTGGCGTCTGACGCAGGGCGCGCCGTTGCTCTTTCCCGGACCGGGACACGATGATGTCGGTTCGATACTCCCGCGCGACGACAAAAGCCTCACGACGGATGTTCGGCAGAAACGGCCAGACGGTTGCCACGGTTCACCCTTGCATGGCCGCCCGGAAGGCGGCGGGCTGTGATTTGATTGCGTTGAGGATGACCTTGGCGCCCGCTGGCTGGGCCATCGCTTCCGATAGGAACGAGGCGGCGTCAAAGCGGTTGATGACGGTCGTTCGCGCATCGACGTTCGGCGTGGCGGACTGCGCTTGCGGCCTGACGGCGATGCCGTTGATCCGAGGCAGCACAAAGCCGCCCTGCGCATAACCGCGCTTAGCTGCCGCGTGCATGGCGTCGAGGTGGCGGCGGCCGATCCGGCTTGTCGCCTTTTTCGAGAAGACATATTCCCCGCCGTGGACGGTGCCCTTCGGCTCATTCGTGCCGCCGTCTCCGGTATAGCCGCCACCAGCGAAGCCGAGCCCGCTAAACAGCGCACCAAACAAGCCGCCTCCGGCCCCGGCGCCGGTCGTCGACGGAGTGAACAGGGATTTGAAAATCTGATCGAGGGCAATATCGAGCAGCCGGTCGGCAAGCTGAGACACGGCATTGTAGAGCGCTTCCGTCGCCGTCTTGCCATGCACCATGTCGGAAATGAACGACTTCATCGCGCCCTGGAAGGCGTAAGACGTGTCCTGCTGGAGCTGCTGGAGGTCTTCCTGCTTTTGCTTCAGCCGTTCGGCGGCCTGTTCGGCGGCATCATAGGCCGCCACCGTGCTATAGCGCGCGTTGGCTTCCGCCTCGATGGCGGCGCGCATTTCGTCAGTGACTGTGATGCCCGCCTTCTGCAATTCGAGGATTTTTTCGCGGACAATTCGCTCGCGCTCGCGCTGTGCATTCGTTGCGCCCAGCATCGTAGTTTCGGCGGCAATGGCTGCTGTTTCCTCACGGATGGAGGCGAGCACATCGTCATAGACCTTTTTCTGTTCGCGTTTCAGGGTGATGTCCTCGCGGACGCCTTCCGGCGCCCCGGACAGAAATTGCTCGGCCTCGCTGTTGCGGCGGGTGCGATTGACGCCACTGTTGTCGCTGCCAAGGCCGCGAATGGCGTTGTAAACGTCCTCGGTCGTGCCTTCCTTGACCGCTTTGATAATCCGATCCGGTAGCGAGCCGTAATTGTAGGCGATGCTGGTCAACACCGCCTGTTGATCAGCATTGAATGAGGCAAATCGTTCCGCGCCGATGTCTCTCTTTACCCCCGGCATGAATTCCGTTTCGATACGGTGTTCCAGGTTGCTGGTAGCATTCGCAAGCGTGGTCGATATGCCTTCGGTGACTTTCTGAATGCTGCCGTCGTCAAGCGTAACGGTGCCCGATCCGAAGCCGACGCGATAGCCGCTGTTGACCCGCTCACCATTGCGCATTGTCCAATCTTTATAGGCGTTCGGCCTGAATTTCTCATAGCCCGCGATCAGATCGAATGCCTTCTTGGTGCTGGCCGACCGCGTTTCCGCCGTCTCGCGATTTTCCAACTGCCGCCGCGCCGATGCTGCGGCCTCGGCTTCGGTGATCGCCTTGCCCGCTTCCTTGGCGTCTTTCATGATCTTTTCAGTAAGCTCGGCGAGTTCCTTTTCTTTCGCCGTGCGCAATTCCAGCAGTTCGCGCTCGGTCAGGTATGCGGAGGCGGAACGCCTGCGCGTCTCCTCCTGCGCGCCCTCGCGCATAAAGCCGGGAGGCGTGTTTGCGCCCGGCATAGTAAAGCCCGCCGCCTTCGTCTGGAATTCGTCCATGGCGGTGATTGCCTTGGCGAACATATCCAGCACCGGCTGGAAAGCGCTGGCGATGGCCTGGAATTGGTAGTTCTCGCTCGCCAGCCTTTGCAGCGCCGCCTTGGCCTCGTCGGCGCCGGTTGTGCCCTCGGCCAATCCGTCCCGCAGGTCTTCAAGTTGCTGCAACTGTTCTGGCGAAACGGTCTTGCGATCTATCGAGCGCAGGGCGTGATCGAACAGCGCAACAACCTCGTCGCGCGCCTTTTTGACGGCGGCGCGGTAGCGGTCCAATTCGGCTGTATCCCCCAGCGCGGTAGAGGCGATTTGCGTAGCGCGAAATGTCTTGATGGTTTCGGCAAGCTCCTTATTCAGTTTAAGGACCGGCTCGCTGATTTCCGTTTTCGCCATTTCCTCAAGCGTGGCGAGCGCCGCTTCTGCCGATATATTGCTGTCGCGGAAGCCGTCAGCAAGATTGGCAATGGTCTCGCGCGCCGCCTTGTCGATATCCGATGTCGAAAATATGCCGACAAGGCCGCGCATTCCCTGCCGCGCCTTTTCGGCAATGGAGCCGAGTTCGTCCCCAAGGCTCCCGCCAGTGCCGCCGCCGCGCAAGCGTTCCAGTTCATCATTAAATTCTTTCAGTTGCCGCGCCTTGGCACCCTTAGAAAGTTTGTCGACGGACGCGGCAGCCTCGTCGACACCATCCGCCGCCTTCGGGGCAAGGAGGCCCATTTTTTCCAATTCGGCGTTAACGCGCGCGGCTTGGGCGGCGGCCTTGTCCGCTTGCTGCTGGAAGGTGATCAGGGCTGCGGTTACAGCAAGCGCACCGAGGCCCGCCAATGCCCCAAGCGGCCCGGCGGCGGCGCCAAGGCTCGCCAACGCGCCGCCGGTGGACGCGGCGGCTATTTGCACCCCGCGCATCGCCCGGACAAAGTTATTCAGCGCGCCGATCCCCAAGCCAATATTCTTGAGCATTATCCCAATCGAGCGACCAAGAAGCCCGGCAGCAAGGATGCTGGCGAAAGCAATGGCGATATCAGCGGTCGCGTCGAAATTATTTGCCAGCGCTTCCAGCCCGGCAATCAACCGCCGCGATGCGCCGAGGCTTTCGTCGGTCTGGCCGATGTATTTGGTGAAGGCGTTTTCGATCTTCTGGAACGCCTGCCCGAATGTCGTCGATGCCTGCGCTGCCTGCGATGCGAGCCCCTTCGATCCTTTCAAAAATCCCTCGAAAAAGGCTTTCGAGGTCAGTTCACCTGCAAGGACCATCTTGCGCAGCTTCGAGATGGAGCCGCCCGTCGAGTCAATACCAGCAGCGACCGCTTGCAGGATTGGCCGGGCGCCCTCCATGATCGAATTGAATTCTTCCGCCCGGACGATGTCGCCACCGAGCGCTTGGCTCAATTGCAGCAACGCGCCGCTGGCCGACGCAGCGTCGGTCCCGGCGACCTTCAGGGCATCGCCGACGCCTTTGGTGAATTGAAAAAGCTGCTCCTGATTGGCGCCAAGCTCGTTTGCGGATTGGGAAAGGCGGGAAAACAGGGTGACTGTCGCGCCGAGATCGGCGCCCGCGCCCTGCGCGATATCGAACAGCCGGTCAAGCGTGCCCGCGAGCTGGTCCGCCGGAACGCCAGAGACTTTGAGGGCGTTACCAGCCTGTTTCCAGGCATCGGCATATTTGATGACCTCCGCAACGCTGAACGCCGCCGCCACACCCGCCAACGGTGCAGCCAGGCCGCGCCCGAACCCGCTGCCGATGTTGTTGAGGCTCTGGTTCATCGTCTTGGCGCGTCGCTCGATGGCGGTAAATTCGCGGTTCGTCACGCCGCGTGCGCGGCCTATCGCCCGCTCATAGGTCTTCACGTCCGCGCTAAGCTGGACGACCAGGCGCTCAAGATCGGTTGCCATTCGGTGGGGAAATCCTCAGTGTTTGGTTTGCATCCAGTTCCAGAGGTCATCGGCCTCTGCTGGCGATAGTTCCTTGGCGGCGTCGGGATCATGCGCCTTGGCAAAACCGTCGCAGGCTTGGACGAATTGCCAGACGCTCATGCGGTCGATCTCGGAGGGCGTGAAGCCCATCACTGCGCCCGTTCCGTAGACGGCTCCAAATCGAAATTTTCCATTTGGGAGGTCATCGAGCCGGTCGCCGTCGTCTCGTCTTTTTTTTTAACGTCGTCCTCATCCGGCGCGCCCATCAGGCCGACGTGCAGAATGGCAATCGCGGTTAGGAGGTTTTCAATCGGTGGGCGGCTTTCGACATAACCCCGCGTCAACTTCAAAGCCTTGGCGGGCTCAAGCCCGCCGCCGATCAAACCGAGGCGGATAACCGAAGAAATATCCTCGATCCGCCACGTGTTGTTTTGCAGCCGGTCCAGGACGACGTAAGGCCCGGCGTCCGTGGCCTCCTGCAATTTGGCGAGTTCCCCCCAGGCCAGACGGAAAGTGTAATCCCCGTCTGCCCAGGTGAGGGTGATCGAAGCGTCGCGGCTCACGTGGTTTCCATGCTCCGAACGAGTTCACCGTCGCTCTGCATTTCGACGTTGTTGGTGACTCGGCCACCTTGCTCGGCGCCGAGCGTCATCGAAGCGATGTGCATTTTGCCGGTGTAGACGTAAGTCACGAGCGGAAACTCGATTTCAACCTTGACGCTGATCGAATCGACACTCTCATAAGCGGCCATCCAGTCAGGAGCGGATTCCGCCGCCATGACACCTTCGCCGGTGATTGAAGCCGTCAGACTTTCAACATCGCGGCCGACCCATGCCGGAGCATCCGGGTCGTCGCAATCCGGGAGGTTCACGTCGGTCAGGTTCTTGGACAGGACGAGTGACTTCGAAGTGAAGCCGCAAGGTGCGGTGAATTCTTCCGGGGAATCGCCGTCGCCGAGGAGAACCCGGAATTTCCCAAAGCGGGCAGTGGTAGGAGCGGCCATTGGTGGTTTTCCTTTCGTGGCAGCGGGAAGCACCCCGTCATTGCTGGCGGGGATCGGTGGATTTCTGGATCGGGGTTTGCGGTGGTTTACGGCGCTTCGACGAAGGCCGAGAAGGTCATCGCGGCGTGCGATGTCAGCCCGTCAGGATCGCGGAAGAACCGCGTCTGACGGTGCTCGAAAGAAACAAGGGCATTGGTGGTCAGTTCGAAATCGTAGCCGTGGATCGACTCGCGAACCGCGTCGGCCAATTGCCGGACCTGTGGAAAGCCGACCGTGCGCGAAAAGCAGTCAATCTGAAACGCGATCTCGAAAGCCGTGATGCAGTCGGCGTCGTCACTCGTCTCGTCGCTTGGGCCCAGCGCGGTATAGGGAAAGGTCGCGCCTTGCGGCACGCTGTCATAGACGCGGGCGCCGACGATTGCGGCGGTCGCGTTGTCGGCTTTGAGGCGCTGGATGATGCGCGCCTGCAATTCGAGCGTCGGCGATGTCATTGAGCGGCAACCTTTTGCGCGGCCTTACGGGTGGCGGAGCTGATACGGCGCTTGGCCGATTTCTTGTGAGCGCGGTAGGAAACGAAGAAATATGGTTGCGCCGTTTGGTTGGCCGTGCCGAATTCCTGCCAGCGGGCATAAAACGCCTTGGCGTTGCCCGCATAGATCGTCAACGTCAATTCACCGCCGAGCCGGGCCTTGGCTTGAGCGACTATCCCGGCGCCTTTCGGCGCCTTGCCCCAGGTCCAGCCGATGCTATCGCGCAGGGCGCCGCTATCGACTGGAACAAGGTTTTTCATGGTCGCCACCATGTCGTTCGCGGCGGCTTCCATGGCCGTTTTGATTTCGACTTTCACCGCATGAGGCAGGAGGCTCAGCTTCCTATTGAGCTTTGCCAGGCCGAGGATTTTTGCCATTACTCTTCGATGGGAAGCTCGACCGGCTCGGAATTTTTGCCCGTCTTTTTCACTCGGACAGCCGCACCAGCACTGACGGCGCGGTCAGCGCAGGCCGACTTGACGTTGAGGGTGCTACCCGCCTTGTAGGCGATAGTTACCTGCCTCGTCGGCTTCCAGTCAAAATTGCGTTTGAACCGTACCCAAGCCATGCGCCTTCCCCTTTATGCCGCGACGCCGCGCTCGACCAGGACGTCGATCCACGCGCGATCCGGCGTTTCGGCAGTTGAACGAACCGCATAAATTGGGCCGCTCCAGACCGTCTCGTCGCTGTCGGTCCATGCCCCGTTCTGCAAATCGCGCATCCGCCATTCCGGCTCGATTTGCCGCGTCTCGGTCGTCGCGCGGACCCGCACAACAATCGGCTGCTTGCCCTCTAGCCGGGAGGCAATCACCGCCTCGGAGCCGCGCAGATAGGTGAACCCGGCGCGGCAGGCGAGCACCTGCGCGAATCCGCCCTCGACATTGCCGTAGCCATCGCTGGCCGCTTGGCGCTCGTCGAAGGCGACATATTCGTAAAGCTGGCCCGCGCTCCGCTTCGCCATCAGAGCCTCGCAAACCAGGTAAAGTTGGCGTCGGTCTCGATGGCGCGGCCGGTCGCTTCCGCCCATTCATCAACGGCCCTGGCGACCTCGAACTTGAAGGCCGGGTCCGGGTTGTTGTAGTCGTGGCCGCCAATCCAGCCGCCCGGCTTGATCTTCGGGCGCCATGCTCTGAGGTCCGCCTTGACGCCGAGATAGCTGTGATCTGCATCGACAAAAACGAGATCGAGGGAAGCGTGGGGAAACAGTTCCGCCGCCTCAACCGATGTCATCGCCATGACGCGGGCGCGGCCGGGGAAGTGCCTGGCGCGGTTTTCCGCCTCGGCGCGGTGAGCGCGGACGCGGGCCGGATCAAAATGATTGGCATGGGTGTCGCCGGTGGCGCGATAGTGCTCGGGCTGTTTGTCCGCCGTCTGCCAGCTATCGACCATGTAAAGGGTGAGGTCTTTCCGGCGACGGAGGAGATATTCCGACATAACGCCGGTCAGAACGCCCACCTCGACGACCTTCGCCTTCGGCGGCAACCGCCGGATAATCGCTTTCCCGCGCTGCTCGAACGGCTTCATTCGATGATCTCCGACAGGACGTCGAGCGAAATGCCGTCGTCGAGGATCAGCACCGGCACGCCCGGCGCAAAACCCGCCATGGTGGCTTTGATGCGCTCACACGCTTCCATCGAAATGCGCCCGGCAACGCGCAGAACCAGCCGGTCGCCCGGCCTGAATTCAATGCGCCGGATATCTTCGATGTTCATGCAATCCACCATGCCTTTCTTCCCGCCGTATCCGGGGCGCGCCCGATCCCGGCGGCGAAGTCGTTGATGGCTCCGGCCGCCAGCCAATCACGGCCCTCAAACCAATCGTCGCAACAGACAATCCCGCCCGGAATCATCCGGCCCCATATCCATTGCAGTGCAGCAAGGGTCGGGCCGTATTGATCCATATCCAGGTGCGCGAAGCCGAACCCGGACTCGGTGATCGCCGGAAGAATGTCCGGCACAAACCCTTTCAACAGCCGCGCTTGGGGCGCCGCCCGTTGCGCGTCACGCATCGGCGCGGATAGGCGGCCCAGCGGATAGGGCGTCCATCCATCCTTGGTGTCCCGCCGCCCCGGTGCGGCCATCCCGGCAAAGCTGTCGACGCCTATCGTGAGGCCGGGATGCTTTGCGATTAGGCGCAATGTGGCGCCGCGAAAGACGCCAAATTCGATCCGTGGGCCAATGGGGCATTTCCCCAGCAATCCGACGAAGGCCGCGTGCTCTTGCGGCGTCATCACCAGCCCACGTCCCATGGACGGGGTTTACCGTGAAACACCACTACGGACGTTCCGGCCGGGGCTTTGCCGGTGCGCCGGACATCGGCCTTGAACGAACACAACTGACCGGGGCAAACGTCCTGCCACAACCGCCAACCGGCGCCCCTGCCGTGCGCCTCAAGGAACGCCTGGTCGCCGCCCCGCGCGAATTCCCTCATGTGTTTTGCGGGCGATGCCGTGAAGGCGTTCCAGATGGGCGCCTTCATCGCCTGTGGGATGGCCATGACGCTGCTTTGCCAGCCGGAGGGCCGGTATACGTCTCGCATGATCATCGGCGCCCTGACCGCCTCCAGGACCGCAAGACTGCCGATAATTGCACTATCCAAATCAAAATAGAGCCAGTCGACGGCGAGCACCGGGTTGAATAGCTCCATCTTCGCCCACCAGCCCGGCCAGCTATATTGAAGCGGGATGATGTTGACGCCGGGCACGGCTAGATCAGTCAGGCACCAAAACCCGGCGCCGGGCAGATGCTTGGCCACCTGATCGCGCAGGCGGGTCACATGCGCTGGCTTGTATTCGCCGCCGGATCGCAGGACGCAGGCCACCGCTTTCATACCGCTAGCGCATCCTCAAACGACATCTTCGGATAGTTTTCCAGCCTCGAAACGGGCGAGCAGTTAATGACCCGGATACCCATCGGCTCGATAACCTTTGCCGCCGCGTCCACTGCCCGGCGCCAGCGGTCGACGTTGCCCTGTTTCGGGTTGTTCATGTTTGACGGATGGGCGCCGTGCCAATGAAGGCCGTTCGCCACGGTCATATCGTAGCCGATCAGGATGATTTTCCGGGCACCGAACTGCACCGCAAGATTAAGGCAATGAAACCCGCTATTGCCGCCCCAGCCGACCGTGCCGAGCGGTTTCAAAACAATCCGGTCATCGGCCTTCCGGCACTCGACGAGGTGGATGTCCTCGTATTTCCTGGAGGCGTTCCGGTCGATGGTGATCTTCATACCTTCGAAGTCAGGGCAACCGTGCGCGTGGTTCCACCATGCCACGTCGCAGGCGAAGAGGATGTCCGCCCACGGGCAAAGCTGCCACGAGGTGTTGATCGCGATAAACTTTGCCCGGCCGAGCGCCATCTCAAGCGGCGCATCCTTCGCGGTCGGCCCCGATGCAACGATCACGCACGTCTCACCTGACCAGTCAGGGAACCACTCTGGCCGGTCCCTCCTCATGCAAGCGCGGGATCACGCAACGGATAGAGCAAGGCTGTGACCGGGCGAGGCAGATAGCCTTGCTCAAAGGCGCGGTCGGTGTCGCCGTCCGGCTCCCGGTAAAAATGCCCGACGAGGATGATCGTGGCGATTTCTATTGCCGGAGGAACCTCGGTGCCGGACGGCATGTCGCCGCCGGTGTCGAGATCGAGCAGCGCATCGGCCTGGCCCTTGAGATAGGCGACGACCGCCGCCGACGCGGCGTGGATGTAAGCGGTCAGGAGCGCATCGTCCATGTCGGTATCGATGCGCAGCGCGCTCTTGACGCGCTCAAGCGTGACAAGCGCGATCATCAGTCGCCTTCCTTCGACGGCACGCCGACGCGGATGGGCACGTTCGGCCTTTCGGCCTTCATGACTCCGTCCTTGCCGTCTCGGCCGCGTTTCACGGCCAGGCGCCAGCCCTTGCCGCCCTCTGGCTTTTCATCCGTCGTCGCCTGGGCAATCCAGAACGAACCGCCGTAAGAAACCCCGTCGCCGGTCTGATAAGCGCAACCGCTTTTGTAGACGCCCCGGTCAAGCACCACGGCAAGCGCGTGTCGGAATTCCTTCACCCGCTCGCCCTTTATGTACCGGGTGATGATCGTCCGGCCATCGTCGGCCAGCTCCTCGGTTAGATCGTCGAAGCCGAAACCGTCAGCGCCCGGCTTGCCCGGTTCGCCATCCTTGCCACAGACCATGCCTAGATCGCGCACGGTGCCATCGGTCAGCGTGAAATTCAGATGGCCGTCGCGGTCGATGATGCCACCGGCCAGCCCGACGCCATCCTTGCCCGGTGCCCCATCTTTGCCCGGTTCGCCATCCTTGCCCGGCGCGCCGTCTTTGCCGTCCTTGCCGTCTTTCGGCACGGGGATGGCGGCTAGGCCCTTAGCGATCTGTTCCTCGATCATCGGGCTTACGTCATCGACGGTCACGTCTTTTGGTAGTTCGATGATCTCGGCGACCATTGCGGCCCACTCGCGGATTTGCTCCGGTGACGGCGTGTAGTTGATTTCCATCGGCTCCGGCGCGGGCTGCGCTTCGATCACCTCGGCGATGAGCACCTTCATCCCGTCCGGGCTGATCGGGTCCGGGATCGCCGCCACGGCCATTTCGATCATACCGGAGACGTCAGGCATTTCCGGCGCGGGCGGCAGCACGATAATCGCGCCGTCAATCATCCCCTTGATTTTGTCCTCGCTGATCGGTGCCGGGATCGCGTCCACGGCGAGCTTGATCATGCCCGCTACGTCCGGCAGCTCCGGCGCGGGAGGCAGCGCGGCAATCGCACCGTCGACTATGCCTTTGATCCCATCTTCGCTGAGAGGCGCCGGAATGGCGGCCACGGCTTCCTCGATCATGCCTGCGATGTTAGGCAGCTCCGGCGCGGGTTGGATGGCGTCCAAGGCGGTCTGCATTTTGGCGAGGTCCGCCTTTATCTCTCCCGCCACCATAGAGGCGACGAGGCGCGGGTCGGCGTCCTCGCCGTCCTTCGGTGTCGGCATTTCCGCCAAACGCTTCTCCAACGCTTCGACGCGGGCAAGCACGGGCGAAAGTTGATTCTCAAGGTAGCTTTTGACGACGCCGACGATCTCGACGCCGAATGCCTTCCCGTCGAACATCAGCGGAGTCCCTTCAAGATTTCGATGAGGGCGGCGCTTGCCTCCGCCTCAACTTCATTATCGTTGGCAGGCGGCGGCGCCGGTTCCGGCTTGGCCGTGCCGAACGGGTCGGCCTGCGCGTCGCGCTTTGCCAGCGCCTCCAGGCTGAAGTTTTGCTGTTGAAGCATGGGGCTGTCGCCGCCGGTCTTCGGCCGCAGGTCAAGTTTCTTGCGCTGCTCGTTCGGGGACATGATCCCCTTGGATTTGTCGAGGACGTCCATCTGCGTCACGCTGTCCATGCGCAGGAGATTTTCGGTATCGAATTCGGTGCCACGCCCTTCTCCGGTGCCGAGCCCTTCGTCAAGGCACAGCTCAGCGTCCTCGATCAGCTTTTGCAAGCACTGCGAATAGTATTCGACGTTCAAGCTCTGGATGTTGTTATAGGTGGGCATCGGGCCGACGCCGATCTTGTAAGGTGGGACGTGAAACGTCGAGCACACGACTTCGGCCGTCCACCGCAACTGCTCAATCAACTGGCTATCGTGGGCGGAGATCGCCAGCGGCTTGTAATCCAGGCCGTCACCGACGACGGCGATCTTGCCCGCGTTCTGTCCGGTATAGCCAGCCTCCCACGCGGTCTTGAGGCGCGCGGCGGTTTCGTCGGAGATCGCACCCGGCGCCACCAGGATACCGCCCGGCTGGCTTTGGTTGCCGAAGAACTGCGCCGAATTGTTCTGAATGCGGATACCCTGCGTCGCCGCGACACCGGCCGCCAGGATCGGCGATGTTCCCACGAGTGGGTGATAAAGGCAGTTCATCCGGTCGTGGATGATCTCACGCGCCGGGACGACAATATCGCTTTCGATGGCCGCCATGTTGTCGGTCATCAGTTGATAGAACACCTCGCCGGTATCAGCCACGAGCGGCGTGACGCGGGTCGGGTCCAGGACAAACATTTGGACGACGACGCCCCGGTTATCGCGCGCCTTGAGAACATAGGTGTTACCGCGAATCAGCTTCGACAAAATCCAGCTTTCCATGAACTGGATGCGGTTCTGGTACGGATTGGGTTTGCGCAGGACCGGCGAAAAGGCCGCGTTCTTGATCTCGCTCCAAATCCCGTCCACGTCTTGCTCGACGAGCTTAATGCGCAGCTTCGAAATGTCGGCGGCGATCAGCGTCATGCAGGCATAGACGGCGTGGTAGGACAGAACCAGGTCACGGTCGACCGTGATGTTGCGCTGCCATGCGCCCGCGAAACTCTCAAAAAGCCGAAACCATCCGCTCCGGTTTTCGGTAACGGATGAAAGCGCCTTCTCTTGCTCGCGCACGGCGGTAAACGGGACCTGGAAACCTAGAAGGCGCACAGCGGGTCAGTCCTTGTTGGCTTTTTTGAAGTCGGCGATGCGCTTGTGAATTTCGGCGACATCCCAGCCGTTGAAGGGCCTTTTGCCCGTCACCCGCTCGTATTCCTCACGGGCCGCTTTCAATTGCTGGCCGAGATTATCCGGCGGGCCATCGTCCTCGTCGTCGATTGGCGGGGCGACGACGACAGGCGGCTCCACGACGGGCGGCGGGTCAGGCAGCGGCGCTGGAATGACCGGCGGCGCGGCTGGCGTGTCACCGTAGCCGCCCAGCTTGATTAGGATTTGGAGGTAGCGCGGGTCGGACGACCGCAGTGCGCGGGTCATGTAACTTTGGGATCGCATAATGATGAACCTTTTTGGGAGGGGACAGCGGCCCCCACTTATTCGACCAGCCCACTGCCTATCAGAAGGAAAGTGCCTGCCACGAATGTGTTCGACGAGGGCACGTCGAAGAATGTGTAGGGCGCAATGCGCAGTAGATTTTGCCGCCCTGTGGCGGCCAAGAGCCACACATAGCCACGGCATGCATGCTTTCCGTTCTCGGGATGCCATGACATTACAGATGCATCCATGGAGGGGCCGTTATCGTCGCCGCCAGGATAAATATTCATGGTCGCCCTTTGTACGCGGAGGACGCTGTCCGGACCGATACCGCCACTATTGTTGGTGCCGGAGTCTACGGTGGGACCGTTATTGTTGCGCCAATACTCGTTGTCGTAAGCGGCATAGGTGCCGTTGCCGGAGCCTAGCGCACCGTCGCTGTCACTGTGCCACGTCGTTCCGCCATCGGGGGAGAAGTCGAGGGCCAAGAATTCTGGGGCGTTTAGTTCCAACGCGAGGATGACAACACGGAAATCAAGGTAGTTCTCTGGCAACACCAGATCGACATACTCGACCGGCGTGGTGATCACCGTCTTCTGTAAAATCGTTTGTCCAGCCAGATTGGAAAAGGCGGCTTGCAGGTCTGCGCTGTTTGATCCGGGGTTTTCGAGGTCAATGCCCATGTCAGGCTCCTAATGTGAGGTAGTCGCCATTCAACGTGAGCGGTTGCCCATTCAGCGTCAGGGCGTTGGAGGGCACCGCGACGCCGGATGGCGGCATCGGCCAGCCGAGACTTGTCAGGATGAAAGCAAAACGCGGGTCCGCTGATCGCAGCGCGCGGATCATGTAGCTCACGGACTTCATGACGGTAGGCCCTTTCAAACGACGAAAAGGCCCGGCCGCGAAACCGCGACCGGGCTAAAGCTGAGATCAGGAACCGGGAACGCCCCAGTTAACCTCGTCCAGCAGGGCGACCGCCGTGGCACGGCGCTTCGCCCAGTTGATCGTGCGTTCCGCCAGGAAGCCCACGGTGTTGGTCTGCCAGAGCGAGACCAGCGACGCGCCGGTGCCCGCTGTCGCATCCTGCGTCAGGCCGCTATCCTTCATTTCGAGCGAAGCCTCGCGGCTCATGTCGACCCGAATGCCGCCGTCGTCGGCGAGATAGATGTCCTGAGCATTGACCAGTGCCACGAACCCGCCCGCCGAGACCGGCGCGAAGTATTCGGACACAATCACCGGCAGCCCTTCGAAGTCACCACCCAGCATAGTGATGCCAGGGAATTCCTTCTGGCCGAGCGGATTGCGCATTTGGGACAGCGCAAGCGCGGTCGTTGCGGACATGATCCACACGCCGGAGGTCGGGGCATTGTTCGCCGCAATGAATACGCCGAACAGGAGGCGGATATCTTCGCGGATCGCGTCGGCGTCATTGCCGGTGGATGCGATGGCGGAGACGCCATTAGTGACCGACGCAGGAGAAATCCCTGCCGATGCGGCCTTGGCCGGATCGATAAAGTCGGTGTCGAGACGTTCGCGCAGGGCCGCAGCCAGGCTGTCGCGGACGATCATTTCGGCGGACGGGCTGGAATCGCGCAGCACCTCGTCGGTGACGACCGCGATATTCGCGACCTTCAACGGCTCAAGCGTCGTGCGATTGAAGTCGAACGCGGTCAGGGGCTTGGGCTTGCCTTCCCCGACCCAGTAGGCGTTGCCGCCGGAGGTCTGGCCGATCAGCGCAGCCCGGAACGGCACCTGCCGAAGCGACGGCACGCCATTGTTGCCGAACTTGCCGAGGATGGTCTGCGGACGCAGAAATTCCACGAAATCCGCAAAGGCCGTGGTTTCCTCGCCGACCAGGGCACCGGCCCAAGTCGCATCACTGACCGTACCGGCAGCGACCGCCGCCTTCAGGGCGTTGATGACGCTATCGTCGTTCGGATAGCGCTGTTGCGCCATTTCCAGCGCTTCGCGCCGGTTGCCCTGGGCCATACCGAGGCACTTGACGACGCGGGCGAAGCCAATGCCGGGCTTGGTGTCGGTCCGGGTTTTGACGACAACGCCAGCGCGGGCCTGCGTTCCGTCGTTTTCACGCTCAGTAATAACCGGCACCGGCTTTGCCGAGACGGCCTTAGCGCGCTCCAGCGACCGCAGCCGCTTGAGGTCATGGTCGATTGCCTCGACCTCGCTTTCGAGCGTGTCGAATTCTTCCTGCTCGGCCTCATCGGACGAGCGGCCCTCTTCGATGCTCTTTTGCATAACCTCTTCCATGCGGGAGGTGTTCGCCGCCCGCTTGGCTTCAAGCGCGGCGATCTGTTCTGCAAGCGTCTTCATTTTCTTAGCGTCCTTGGGGCGCGTAGTTACGGGTTGAGATTTTCCCGTGACGCCGGGTGCAACAGGCCGATCAGACGCCTTTGGCTCTTTGCCGGACGCGGCGAGCAAAGGACGGTCTATCGACTTGATTTCGGAAATGGTGGCCTCGGCCTGTGCCGGGATCGTAACCAGCGACAGCTCCATGACTTCGGTTTCGAGGAAGTGGATGCCGTTGGTCTTGTCGATCCATGCATATTCGATGGCGTTGAAACCAATCGAGACGGCAGCGACGAGGCCCGCCTTGACCGATTGCCAAGCCTCGTCGATCCGCTCTTTCAGCGTGCCAGGCTCGTCGATCTTCGGCAGCTTCGCCTCAAAGGTGATGCCGTCTTTGGTGGGCTTGTCGAACGTCACCGTGCCGACCGGCTTGTCGGTCTTGTGCTGCCAGAGAAGCGGCATCGGGTTTTTGAATTTGACGCCCAACGGTTCGACGATATCGCCGAGGCGATCCGGCGTCGGCGTGGTGGCCGTGCCCCGGATAATGCGCTGCTCGTCCTCGACCGCCTTCACGGTCAGGATTGAATATGCCCTGTTCATTTTCGTGATCCTTGTGGACGGTGGTCAGGCGGCCCCGACGAACAACATTTGATAGGTCGGTTCCCGGCGCCGCTGAGGGTCGCGGCTCATCAGCATGGCCGCGTCAAACGCCGCCACGAGCGGATCAATCTTGGCTTTGCCTGCCGCCTGCTTGGTGATCAGCACGGCGTTGCCGCGTTGCTCGACCTTGGCGTTACCGACGCACCACGCCATCAGCGGCGAGCCGTCGTGCCAGAGGGTGCCGTCTTTCAGCTTGCGCTCCATACCCCACACGGCGCCGGAGAGCCGGTAGCCTTGAGCGACGGCAACAACCTGATCGCCGGTGATGTCGCGCGCGGCCAGCTCGTCGACCATGGCGGCAACTCCAACCGGGTCCAGGCCGACACCGGCCTTTTCCGGGAGGAGCCCGGCGTCGCGGACCCGCTCAATGATGTCGGCGACATCGCGGATATCCTGCGTCGGTGTTTGGCAAATGGTCAGGTCGCCGTCCGCTTCGAAATCGCGGAGCCGGTCGGCAATCTCCAGACGGTTCGTGAGAACGTCCGGGTGCGCCCAGGCGTGGGTCCAGAGCCGCCAGTCGCGGGTGATCTTGTCGCGGCCGATGGCGGCAAGGCCGAAGAGGTCGTCGAGGCCGCCGCCGTCGATCCCCATAACTATCACATCGGAATCGGCGATCAGGCTGTCCAGCGTGATCGTCTTGTCGGCGGCGGAAAGCCAATAGTCAGCGCCAAGCCAGCGGTCGCTATGTAGCGCCAGGCCGATCTCGACGTTAAGGTGTTGGCTGGCCCACCGGCGTTCTTCCTCGTCGCCCTTGGCCCGCGCCGAGGCATAATCAGCAACCAGCCGGTTGAGGGTGATCGACCGGCCAAGATTGGGAAGCACCAGCGGCCAATTGCCCGGCTCCCGCCAGGAGGCGTTCGCCTGCATGGCCTTCGGGAATTCATAGAGGATCGGCAGGACTTCGCCTTTGATGGTCCCGTCCCGGATGCCCCGCGCATAATTCAGCTCAGCCTTGAACACCCCGGCTGGCGGTTCGTCGCTTTGCGTCGTGATCATGATCAGCACGGCTTCGGGGTTCGGCAGAAGCCCGCCCCGTATCTGGCCGATGATGCGCGCGGCGCCGCTGATCGTCGCCATAAGGTGCAGCTCGTCGAGCAAGACAAACGCCGGTTTCGAGCCGGTGATGACTTTCATGTCGAAGGTTTTGACCTTGAGCCGCGCCTTGTTCCGCCGGTCCGTGATCGTTTTCGTGTGGTGCGCGATGTGGAAGCGCTGAACCAGGTAGTCGTCGGCCTCGATCATGCCGACGGTTTGCTGAAAGGCGAGGTCCGCAACTTCGTGCGTCGGGCCGATGTAAATGAACTCGGCGCGCGGCCGGACATTCATCAATAGCCCGGTCAGCGTGATCGCCGCGCCCATTGTCGTTTTCGACGATTTCTTCGGCACCATGCAGAACACACCCGGCACCATGCGGGCGCCGTCGACGAGTGAGCCGAAGATTGTTCGCACGATATCCCGCTGCCAGGGCCCGGCCGCCTCTTTCATGGCGGGCTGGCCCGGAACGTCCGGGAGGCGCAACTTGTCGAAGATGGCGACCGCGCGCCCCGCTTCCGCCTCATCCAGCGGCAAGTCTGGAATCAGCGATCTCCCGTCCAGGAGCCGTTGCTCCCAGTCCGGGCAAGCGAAGTCCCACGGGATCACTGCAGGAGCGTGCTCCACTCGGTGCGCTCGTGGCCGGTCTCAGCCGCAATTTGCTGCATTTCCTTTTTGCCCAGCGGACGCTCTCGCTCGGTCTGATGCGGTGCCGGACGCGGCACATACTGAGACCAGCCGAAACGACAAGCCAAGACGAATTGGATCGCCTTCAAGGCGGTGGCGTCTTTGCGATCCGCAATGGTCAACAGGTTGCTGACGAGCTTGGCTTCGACCATGGCGCCGCCCCGGTCCAGCTCGCGCCGGTAGTGTTTCCGCAGCGTCGCTTTCGTGATGTCCAGGACGTCGGCGATCTTTTCACTTGGGATTGCCATCCCGGCGAGGACTTCGACCATGCGACGGTTAGGGGCGGTCGGGTTGTGTGGTGGTCGACCGTTCTTTGACATGCAACTTCCTCTTGCACACGTAACGCACTTGCGTTACTGTATTTTTGCGGGGAGAGATAAAGTCACCTGTCCCCTCAATGGGTTACGGATATTTTGCATTTTCAACGATCACTTTCATCTTTCGGGGAACCAGCATGACACTTCAGTTTCTTCCACTTGGAATCACCTTTCTTGCCTTCTGCCTCGCCTACTACTTCCGCGACATTTACCTCGACTGAAAGCAACCAAAAACAGGAGAAAAACCCCATGACGAAGCACAAAACGATCACCGGCTTCCTAGTGAACGCCGCCGCCCGGACAATCCGCCCGGTGACGCTGCCGTTTGCGTGCAGCGCGCAGATGCAAAAAATGTATGAGCTTATCGAATGCGACACATTCGATGTTGTCCGGCTCCCGGATGAAAACACAGCCTGGGTCGATGACAACGGCCTTGTGAATGACCCTCAGCATTTCGTCTTCATCAATGGCGGGCATCCTGACCCGCTCGCCGGGAACGTGCTTTTCCTCGGCCCGGCTGATCGGGATGGCAATTCGCTTTCCTGCACCGCAACCGGCGAATTCCTCATGGCGCGGGTTTACTGCGGAACCATCGGCCAACCCGGCTGGCATCACATAAGCGCGGTCGAGGAGGTCTGACCCATGGCAAAGCATTATTTCACCAGCACCGGCGACGCTTACGACGCTTGCCAGACTGACGAAGGCATCAAAAACGGTGATTTGCTGATCGTCACCGAAACCGCCGACGACGGCACCGAGCAAATCGTGATCGGCCTTGCCGGTGCATGGCCGGTCGCCGTTGGCTGCGCCTCCGGCAATTTCCATCAAGTCACGGCGGGCGCCGACATCCGCAGGCTCGCCGCCGATTTTGAGTGGACGGACGAGCAGATCAACGCGGCAATCGCTGAGGCGAAAACGCGCGGCCTGCCCATTTGCCCGGCCTTCGCCCGCTGGGCGCCCACCGCCCCGGCTCCGGCCATGGTAACGGTCATGGCCGACTACCTGACGAAGCTGGAGGCGGCCATCTTGGACGCCGAATGGTGGTTGGCCGATCCGCAAGTTGCCCAGCGCAAGGATATGCGCGGAGAACGGAAGCGGGTGATTTTTGCCGCCGCCGATCTCGTCCGTCAGCGCCAGTTGGAGGCGCATGACCGATGAGCGGCAATGGCTATCGCTTTGCCGTCTGGCTCGACACCTTCGTCGAGGAGAAGGGTTTTGACACCGAACGGCTTTTCGAGGTCGAAGGGCCGTCCGGTCTGAACATCATCCCGCTCGGCGTCGTCCTCGCCGCCATCAAAACAACCTCAAGCCGCGAACAAGAGGCCATTCAAAAGACGCTCGTCCAGATCGATTTCCTGAACGGTGACTGCAACCACTTCTTCGCGCATCTAGCAAAGGCTTTGGCAATATGACCCACTTCACAATCTGCTTTTGCGCCGTGATCGTCACGGCCATCGCGGTTTATTTTTTCTGGCAGGATCGATCCGACAGAGCGCTTTACACCATGAGCAAAACCGAGAAACGGGTGGAAAGCGTGAACCGCGCCCTTGAAGAAATGGGGCTTTGGAAACGTCCATGACCGGCGCCGAATTCAAGATCATCCGCCAGCAGCTCGGGCTCACGCAAGGCGAGCTGGCCGCCGTCCTCGACTACGCCTCGGCGGTGCGCGTCTCGGAATTCGAGCGCTCCGCCAACCCCCGCGATATCCCGTCGCACGTCGCCCGGATCATGCGGGCATACGCCGCCGGTTATCGTCCCAACGACTGGCCCAAAAAAGGAGACAAGCTATGAACGTGCGCCCATGCCCGTGTGGTTCCGGCAAGGATAGCCGGTGGCAATACGACGCCAGAGGCATTGAACTATGCCGGACCTGTTCCGCCTGCCATAAAACGAAGATGGCCCAGTATCGGCCGGAGGTTCTCGCCAACCCCGGCTATGAGGCCGACGAGGCGATAGAGGAGGACGAATGATGCCGAAGTTCACGATACAGGTTCGCGCCATCCGCCACCTGACCGCCGAGCTTTCAGTCGAGGCGGAAACCGAAGAAGCGGCGAGGAAAGCGGCGCAAAGCCGTATCGGCTCAATCGATATGATGTGGGACGAGAGCGACCCCGAAGACGAGCAAATCGAGACGATAGAGGAGGACGAATGATGGTTGACCCTCGCAAGGAAAAGCGGTTCTTCCGCAAAAACGGCATGGATCATCCGGTGTATGTGGCTTGGCTTGAGGGCGGGGCCGCCGCCGACGACCGCAAGTCGAAGTGCAATCCGTATCCCGCCGGGCGACGCCACGATGAATGGGAGCGCGGCTATCAAGTCGCCACTGAGGACCGACGAAACGATAGAGGAGGACTGACCCGATGAATTGGGATGATCCAGCAGCCCGCGCCCACCTGATCGACCGGGTAGGCCCACAAGAATATAACCGGCAATTAGAGGCGCACCTTGCCGCCTCGGTTGTCTCCACTGTCAACGGCCATAAAATCCGCCCGGTCGGATCACGATTCGGGCGGCTTTTTATGGTCGGCAAAACCGGCAACGCTTTTCACACACTCGCCGAGGCTGAGACATTCGCAGCAAAAGAGCCACCCGCTGACAGTTAGGTTTACTTGGCCGCTACTACCGTCGGGGCGCCATCGAGGATGTGGGCGCCCTTGACGTATTCAAGCAACCGCTTGAGCGTGCTTGCCGGGTTTAGCATGATGTTGTGATCGATTGACGCGGTGACATTCCATGCCCCGGTGTTGTCCTTGTGGAATACCTGGTGAGGCGAATGGGTGTCGAGGATGTAGAACGTGCCGCGTCTCAGCATGGTCTCCTCGCGGTCGAAGCCGCGCACATAGATTCCGGTGTCGACGCGAACCTTGAGCTGGTGCGAAAAGCGCGGGTAGCGCGGGTCGACATGCAGCGGCGTTCCGCCGCGCACCGCCAGCCAGTGCGGATCATTCAGCACCCTTTTCTTGCCGTCGCTGTCGGCGCTCCGGTTCCAGGTTTGCAGCCGGTAGCCAGCGCCGCGAAAAATCTGCTCAAGCTCCGCATCGGTCGGCACAGCAACGCCATGCTCGTCGAGGTCCACCAGCTCGATATGCATAACCGGGTTGCTCCGCTGATCCGGCTTGAGCGGCTTGTCCCAACTCCAGTCCATCAGGCCGCCGCGCCGTTGCTGTTGAATTTGCGGCGGATTTGCATCTGGCGCCGCGTCATCCAAGCCCGCTTGTATTCCACATCCTTGAACAGCTTCGAAAAGCCGGTGATGTGCTTGAGCCGCAAAACTTCCTCCGGTTCCATCCCCAACTCGTTGCAGATGGCCGCCTCGTCCCACCCGTTGTCGAGCATCTGGAAAACCATGTTCGCCATGCCGTCGACTGAGTGTTTGCCGCGCGCCCGGTTATGCCGGATGGTCGAGGCCATGCGGTCGTTGATTGACTTATCGATCACGACAACCGGGAGGAGGCCCTTGCTCCTGGCGAAAATGTCCGGGTTATTCTTGCACACGAAATAGCGGTGGAAGCCGTCGACGATCACATATTGATCGTTCTCTTCATCATAGATCGTCACGACCGGCTGGGTGTAGCCGTCGTGGGCGATAGACGTGTACAGGAGCTTCATTTCGATCTTGGCAACGGAATTCGGATTGTAGTCGTTCGGCGTCACCTTCTCCAAGGGAACCCACTGTACGTTGTCGACCGGCTGACCGGCCAGCGGGGAAAACCCATGCAGAAAATCGCGCAGCTCATTGATGACGGCCTGGGGATCATCCGCCGCCTCGACGGCGGCGCGGATCGCGTCTTTAGTTGCGCAGTCCATCGACGAACCTCCCGCCCTTTGTCCCGGCGTTTTTGCTGAACCTCCCGTGAGAGGCGGCAAAGACCGTCAATTTTGTGCCCTCATAGTCGTTCGCCAGGATCGCGCCGATTTGCGTCCTGACGAGTTGCGGCTGGATTTCTTCCACATAGCGCGCATCCCAGGCGGCGAAGGATCGCCGCATTTGTTCGCGGTGCTCGTCAGGCACGAGGTTTTCCAGCAGATGGTCGCGATATTCGTACCAGTCCGCGAACATGGGCGGCAGGTCTTTTGGCTTGAAGAATTTGTCCTGGAGCTGCCCGGCGGTGTTAATGCCGGAGATGCGCGAGGTGATCCGGTTCCAGGTATCGCCCTCGATCTCCTGGAGAAAAAAGAGCTGGCGGACGGCGGTCTCATGGTGGACGTTGGAAACGCGCATGTTCGGAACCGGGACGCCATACTGGTACATGTAGTCATAGAGCTTGCAATAGGGCCAACGGTTGTCGTGAATGGCCTTCCAGACATCCGTGTAGGACCAATCATAGATCGGGTACATGGTGAAGTGCTGGCGCCGCTTGTCTTCGACCTTGCCCCACGTCTCGCCCTTGTACGTCTCGTAAGATGTCAGGCCCTTCATTCTCGCTGGGCTTTCCTCCGCCCGGACACCGGCGATGTGGATCGCCGGAGAATCCGGGAAGTAGTAGCGGAACACCGCCCCGAACATTTCGTGGAAGCGATCCGTTCCGAACGGGTTTTCCCGGATGCTGATCGGCTCTTTGTCGCGGACCCATTCCCGGCCGGGCTCCCAGCAGTACAGCCACGGCTCTCTTGTCGAGGTGGCGTTGAAAATCTTGAACGGCACTTGCAGCCACATCGGCTTAATGCGCGGGTCGGTCATCACGACGCGGATATAGTCAATCACGTTTTGCCACTCGGCCTCCTGATCGAGAAACAGGACCGGAAGCGGCAGGCGGCCTTTTTCCTCGGCGACGGCCAGCGCTAGGTTCAGGCAAACCGTGCTGTCCTTGCCGCCGGAGAAGTTGACGACGATGTTTTCGAATTCGTCGAACAGCCAGCGAAAGCGGGTCATGGCCGCGTCGAAAACATTCTCTTCCCGGTAAAATTTCAGAGACATCAGGCGCCGCCTTGGAACGTCTTGCTGACGCGCCGGGAGCTGCGCCGAGGATTGATCAGGCTCGGGCCCACCCGGTGGTCGACGAGGTTTGGGACGTTTACCCAATACGGCTCCCGTCGCAGCCGGAGCCAGTCGCCTATCATGATGTCAAAGCCGGTCGGGTGCTCATGCCGGGCTGGCCAGTCCGGGTGATAGGCGCGCAACGCTGCCGAATAACCGGCGGGCAGATAGAAGCATTGGGTCATCATAAAATTGCGGTCCAGGCGACTGCCGATGTCTAAATCCGCCTTCCGCATGGAGAAAAACTGGATGACGGTGTTCGGCCGCTGCATGACGGCCCACGCCGCGCGGGCAAGAAAATGCTCGCACAGCACCACGTCATCTTCCATGTGCAGGGCCGGACCGTCGCCCGCCATATCGAGCGCCCGAAGAAAAGTGTCCATCGCGTCGCGCTTCTCGTCGAAGCACCATTCCGCCGTTGGCAATGCCCTGGTGAGATAGTCTATGAATTCCCGGCGGTCACGGACCGCGCGGATGATTGGACGGATCACGACCGCAGCACCATGAAATTGCCGAGCTTGCTCACCCGTGCGTCAGGCAGGTAGTTGGCGGCGTTGCGCCAATTATGGAAAGGGATGTCCTGACCGAGGTGCTCCTCCGGCCTGTAATCCTGCCCGTAGAACATCAGGAAATATCGGCCGCCCGGCGCCAGGAGAGACGGCAGGCGGGCAAGCGCGTTGGGCTCGATGTAGCTCGGTGAGCCGAACAGCCCCACGATGATATCGAACCGCCGACGCCCCGCGTAAAAGGCTTCAAATTTAGCGTGAATGGTTTCCGCCAGCGGATGTTTCCGTTTGAGCGTGTCGAGCATCCCTTGGCTGGGATCGATCCCTAAATATTCGTCCGGCGCGATCAGGTCGAGCAGAAGGCCGGTGCCACAGCCGATGTCCAGGACGCTGCCGCCGGAATAGTTGAGCGCGTCCGCCACCGCCCGCGTTTCCGACGCTGCCACCGGCGTATCCCGCAACGCCTCATAGACCGGCGCGATTGCATCGTAAGGTTCCGGCCGGTCGATCTCGGCGCGGTTGATCAGGATAATCGGAGGCGCCATTGTCCAATACTTGAAATTGTTGACATCCAACCGGGTGAACCACGTCCGCCCGAACTTCTCCCGGTAGCCGTTATCCCGGATGTATTGAACCAGAGGTTCCCAGGGGACGGGAGACGCCCACTCTTTCCGCAGCGTGTAAAAGTGCGGACACTCGGGCATGGTTTTCGCGTAAATCCACCGGCTCTGTTCGAGCGCTTCCGCCACGTCTTCAAAATTCAAACTCGCGGCGATTTCCTTAACGGTGAGGGTCACAGTGTATCCCTGTTGAGCCCGAACGTTTCACCGCAATGCGGACAAGCAACGGGGATGATATTTTGCTTCCCCTTCTCGGTGAAATTGTTCTCAAGGCCATCCTTGGTCTTTGCGACATCCTCCGCCGTAACAGTCCCGGCGGCAGAATCCGGCGTTAGGTTCGGGGCAAAGATACCGCCCAAATCCATTTCCGGGAAGCCCAAAAGGTCGATGTCGAATCCAGCCAGGTTAAGCTCACCGAGCTGCACCGCCAGCAGGTTTTCGTCCCATTCGCTGTTGGCGCTGATTTGATTGTCCGCCAGCAGGTAGGCTTGCTTCTGCGCTTTCGTCCACCCGGCCGCGACGATCACCGGCACCTCGACGACGCCGAGGAGCTGCGCCGCCTGCAATCGACCGTGCCCAGCAAGCACGCCGCCCTTCGGATCGATCAGGATCGGTTGCGTCCAG